TACTAAGAGTCAAGTAATCGCAAGACTCGTCGGCGGCAGTACTCTCCCCAGCCCCCTCTATAAAGGCCATCCGCATCGCCTTGAGTGAGATGGCGTTCCCGTCTCGGATGTTGGCTCCAGTGAAATTCACGGTGACCATGGTCTCGTCATCACTGGACGATGGGACTGACTTTAGCACCGCACCCACACCTATATGGAGGTCGCCTTCCACGTGCGAGGTGGTCTCTGTGACCCCAGAACCCTCAAGTGTGGTCATGTCGCGGATGAGGCCCATTGCAGTCGTGCTGAGCGGTGTAGACCCCGGGGCTCCTATGCTTGCGTCAAAGAAGCACAGGTCTATCGGAACAGGGAATACTGAAGTTGTGTTCTCGATGAGGAAGTCACTGAGAACATCTCCGCTGAGGCCGTTGGTTGCACCATAGGTGGTACCGTATGGGATTGTGATCGACCCCTCAACCGAGTAGCCGTTGTTCACGAAGCGCATCGGGTTGCGGCTGTTGTAGCGCCGTGCGGTTGTTGCGGCCGTAATGGTGAGCTCGAAGCCAGAGCACTCGACAATACGATGATTAGTCACAGCGCCCGTATCGCTCACAACGTTGCCGATTGCCACATCAACATTGTTCCAGTGATATGGATCCTGCTCAGCGAACTTCACCTGGACAGCGCCAGCGGAATCGACAATCCCGGTGGTAAACCCATCAGCCTCACTAGTCCAAGTCAGAAAGTTCTGCGTGGTAAACATGTGACCCAGCAGCTCGAACGACACCTTCAGAGGCTCGTTCGCAGACCCAGAGAGTGTCATGCTCGTACAGACTGCATCGGTAATCAGCTCACCGGATGGAAAGTCCAGAGTCTTGAACATCGAGATGAAGTAGTCTGGAGACGGGCCGTCGGCGGCGTCAGGTAGCTCGAATAGGAAGCCCCAACGATCCCCAGCTGCCGTTGACTCATTGTCGACGGGAATCACCGCCTCAGATGATCCAGCCTGGAAGAAGGCAAACAGGAACGGCAATGCTGTGCGGCGATCGAGGTCAAACTCAACGGTGGTGGTGGGCATCATGTACGACTTCATGAAGTTGTAGCCCGTACCCGCTGTGGCCACAGACTCGCCCACAGCCTTGTTGTACTCGTTGATCTCCTGCCCGGACTCAAAGGTCGGCCGGTTTGTCACCGGCACGCCATATACTTCACTGGCAAGCTTCCAGTCGTCTGCCGCGGTGCCCCCGTCGCTGGGGATACCTATGCTTCCAGTGGCAGTGGCTCCAGGGAAGAACAACTTCTCGCCTTCATCTGTGGGAGCCTCAGTGGATGGAAGGATCGATGGAGCATCTGCAATGTTGGTGGTGATGCTAAAGTCCACACCCGATCGCAGTGCCACCCCGAACAATTGCTGCCACGGTACGACTACAGCCATGATTTCCTATCCTTCCCTGACCGCCCCACTTGGGGCGCGTGTGGTGGACTGCTATGCCTTGTGTATACTCTCGGTTTCGTAGCTGATGTTCGTCTGATAGACAGGCTTGCCGCCCACCTGTGCTGCGTTGAACCCTATCACTCCGACTTTTGCGGAGTAGGTCTTCCCACCCCAGTGATCCTCCTCCTCTAGCGCGTCCCTCACTGGCTCCAGCAGACCTAGATGGAAGTCCATGCTTGTGTCCCGGGCCGTCCCAACCAGGCTTTCTATCAATACTTCGTATCCGCCGCTGACTATGTCGATGCCAGCCATGTTCTTGCCCTGGCGCTCCGTCTTTGCGCTCACCAGTAGCCGTGGGAATGACGCGTTTGGGCCCCACTCCTCAGCGTCGAAGCGTCTAAACTGGTTGAGTGTAGTGCCACTTTTGGCAGCCATCCCAGTATGGATAGCGTTGACTATGGCAGTGGCGGTTGCGTTGTCATTCTGTCCATCGCGGTAGACTTCTGATAGGGGTGCCAATGCGTCGCGGCTCAAGTATGTGGCCGGGAGGGATACATTGTAGAGCCCCGCCCCATCGATCGGCTTCCCATCGTTGAATTCCATGCCGCCCAGCGTCACGCCCATTGCGTTTGTAGCCCCTGTGGAGCCCTCTGCGGTGCCGTTGTCCCTGATGATGTCGAGGCATGCCTCACAGATCCCCTGTGCCGTTGTCAGCCCCCCCTTGCCCCGAGGATCCAATGCTAGCACATGGAGCATCACCTCGCGCTCCACCAGAACTCTCCGGCTGCTCCTGTATGAAACCACTTGCTCGCTCATTGGAACCACCGTGACACATGGGTATACAGGTTTCACTGGTAATACTCCACGCTTTACCTGGCGGACAGACCTGAGAGTCCCTGTGTCATTCCGCTCAGCCTCCAAGTGGAATCGCAGGGCGATCAATAGGTCTTTCATTGTGGTCTCGTTGTCTGCCATCCTGTTACCCCTGCATCGATCCGGCCTCACCGCGCCTGAATGAGAAACTCATAGACTTGTTGGTGGCCCTCTTCAGTACGTCTGCTGAACTCTTATAGTTTTTCACTTTGTGGTATTTGTGCGCAGCCTTGTCAGCGCTCTGCCGTGACATCCTAGTAGCACCTTCCAAGATGGACATCATCACAGTGGTTTCGATTATGTCCCACGCCTCCCTGGTGAGGTAGAAGAACTCGCGCCCAGGGATCTCGATCCCACCACCCTTGTCGAACCCGCCTAAATCCTCATTGCCCTCACGCTTGCGCATGACGAACACGTCCGAGGTTGGGCGGTTATGCATTGCGAACTTCTTGCGGCCAAGGGCAGACCGGAACCCTGCCCGCAGGGCCAGCCCCTTACCACCCATGGATATCCTCAATTTGAGGCCTTTGGTGGCAGACTCGAAAAGCTCTCCAGTGCGCACTAGTGGCTGGTCGTGATCAACATGTTGTTTCCGGCGTTCCCGTAGAGTCCTTGGTGCCAACTCTTTCCACGGGTTACCCCTTGAGTCGCGCTTGTCTGCGAAGTTCTTCTGGATAACACTCGAGGTATAGGAGGCTATCTGAGTGCCAACATCGCGGGTCATGGGGTGCTTCAAAGACTTCCTCAGTGCATCGAAGAATTCCATCATGTTGCCAGAGACTTTGATATGTTTGTTGTACTTCCTGACTGCCATGTATCTACCAGCAGCACCCGCAGAGGAACTCCATAGAGCCCCCCGCCGAAGAGTCGTCCCAAGACGTTCTCGCGTTGTCGGTGTACTCAGACAAATCGGAGCCGTACTGGCTGATCTTGTACGCCGACCCCTCAGGCGATACATCACGTGAGGCGAAGGTGCCCAGCCTCATGCCATTATCGTTGAACGGGGTCTGCAGTGCCTTTATGATGGCGTCTGCCTCTCTCCGGAGTCGCCGTGCCTGGGCTGCCATCTCCTCACTGACGCCCTGGTATACAGACATCACAGTTAGAGCTGCGGCCATCTTTGCCGCGATCGCCACCACCAGCGGGTCATACTTATAGATCGCCACCAAGAATTGGTCATTCTCAGCTGGGGCTCCACTCCAGTCTGCTGATGCAATAGCGATCTCACCATTATCATAGTCGGCGTCTGTGGCCCCTGCAGTCTGCGCGCCAGACGATGATCCACTGATGCTGTAGTTGGTGGCGTCTGAGAATGTCAAAGTCCAAAGTTCTGTGGTTGCTGTAGTGGCTGGGGTGATATCCCGGAGGGCACCAGATCCAGAGTTGTCCACAAGCACGCCAGTGGTCTCATTCGTGGTGGGATACGGGATCTGCACTGGGCCATTCCATGGGCCGTCTTCATTCTCAAGGTCGGAAGCCCCACCGGAGTAGGTAGCCTTAAGCGCTGACAGGATCACGGGATCCTCGCGGTGCATGAACTGCACAATCCGAGCGTTGTCGCGTACCTGTGTAGTGATGAACTCACTAAGGTTGCGCACGTCTAGGGACGTACAGAGGGTCTCTCTGATCGCCATCGGTATCCACCATTCCGGCTATGTGTGTGTTTGCGTCTGCGTATGGCCACATCAAGCGAGGACGCCTGAGCAGCTTAGATCGGAAGGCTTGGCTTGAAACCCGACGTCAAGCGCCAGGTATCTGGATGCTACTTGTTTGATTGCTCCCGGAGGCGGGTACCATACTTCCTCCCCACCCCCGGGTAGGCAATTATACTGTTCGGCCTACAGGTACAGCTCGAGAATCACGGAGCTACCTGCAAACTCTGTGGATCCATCCTCCTGCAACAGCATGAGCGCGACCTCATCTCCTGCGGCCACAGCCAAACTCACTGTAGCATCGCGGTCTGCAACGACCTCCTTAGTCCATGTGACGGTATCGAATGTACCCTGCGTAACATTGACCAACAGAAACACCGTGTCGGCAGTACTCCCACTGGCCACGGTGGCATGGCACTGAGCGGCGTTGATTGTGCCAGCCATCGGCATTCTGACACCAGTCCCACATGCAGCGCCAAGCTCCAGGAGCCAGGCCTGGGTAGCCAGCGGCGTAGTGGTAATATCTGCCACGTCCACGTTCGCCCTCAGCCAGTATGCTTCCTGGCTGTCGATGGTCGATGCAGCCCAGTCGGCGGGCGGCACAAAGGTGATGAAGTAGGTGCTGGTACCGGTCGTGAAGCTGGCGGAGTCATCCAAGAAGCTGGACGCCTCGATGGTGCCCCACACGGTGCCGTTGTAGTACTCCCAAGTCAGCGTCGCGGCTGCAGTGCCTCCAACCACGCCGGCCGTGCCGACGGTGACCTTGACACCGCAGAATTTGTTGTCACAGCCGAACAGGAAGCCGTCGTCTATGGTCTCCGTGGCCGGGAACAGGCCCACGTCAGACGCTCCTGCGTCGTTGATGTCGGTGGCTTCATCGGTGTAGGCGCCGCCGTCGTCCAGTAGGGCGTAGTCAACAGCGGCCGGGGTCAGGGATCCGACCAGAACTCCATCGGAGGCCGAACCGCCACGGACAGCCAGGGTGGTTGGAATGGCCAGGGTGATAGGAATCGAGATGCCCAGTGAGGCTGCAGGTACCCCGCGAGCGCCTGTGGCCACCGTCGCGCAAGTGACAGCTCCAGTGGCTGTGACAGTCGAGGTCTCAATCCCATTTGGGATATTTGTGCTCATTGTGTGATCTCCTGTTCGTCGTGTGCGCTACGTTGCGAATATGTTCCAGATACCAAGGCAAATGCTAACCGTTGAGAGGATGAAGAGGATGAACGAGAGTCCCTTTGCCATCCCTGACCACTGGTCGAGTCGGTGGTTGATTGTGTCAATGTCCTTCCCCTGTGCCTCCCGGTGTGCAACGCATCGCGACTCAAGTCCGGTTTGCCTGTCTTCAACGCTCTGGATTTGCTGCAGCACTCCATCGAGACGTCCTTTTACCTCATTCACGACGCCGTAGATCGAGAGGAGTACGCCCCCTGTGTCCATGATACCGATGGGTTGATCAACCTGAGTCATCGTCTACCCGTCGTACTGGACGCCAAACTTGGCACCAGCTCCACTAAGGGCGCTGATGTAGATACCGAGACCTGCGGTCACACCGCCTGGGAATACAACCTGAGTGGTGTTAGTGCTAGCCTTAGCGATCACCACTGCCACTGTTTCTGGGGTTCCGGTGCCATCTGCGGAGTTCACGACGGTGATCGTGGCATCTGCGGCAGCCGGCGTGACGTACACGCTGTACACCTTGTAACTTCCAGTTGTGATGACGCCCGTAGCTGCTGGATGTGCCACTTTCATGCTGATGTGTCTCCAATGGTAAGGCTGACTCCCGTCGACCAGCGGTCGAGCGAGACCAACCAGGAGAGAGAGGCGGACGACAGGAGCCAGATGATCAGTTGGGGGATGGGCGAACCCACCCCCCTGCTCACTGCTTACCCGGCGTACGGGTTTTTGATCACGAAGCGATAGTCCTCGGAGCCGATGCCAAGCATCATGGAACTCCACCACGAACCGATGATGTCGCGCTGGGGGTCGCCCAGGTCATCAGTAACTGTCCGCGGCTGCCACACCCACTGCAGCACGGTCTGCTGTGCTGGATTGCCCATGAACCACTCGGTCGTCGACGGGAAGAACGGGCTCGTCACGATGCCTATCTTGTTCCGGTAGATATTGACGTTCCGCTCGGCGGAGTTGGTGTCGTACTCCTGGCCGACGAAGAACTGCTCGAGATCATCACCCATCAGATCATGAGCAAAGGCGTAGGGCAGGCTGGTCACAATCGACTCGCCCTTCTCGTCCTTCATGCCCAACGCATGCTGACGCATGCCCTTCACCACCGAGATACTCGGCAGGGCAGCGGAGACCAGGTTGTCGTTGGCGTAGCCGTCCCACGAGGAGTGATCGGCGGCATACATCGCCCGGCGGGTGCCGTTGATGACGAGGGCCTGGCTGGTACCGGACAGATCGACCTCACTCCACGACGTGTCGGTCAGGCGGTAGCAGATGAAGCTGGCCAGCTGGTTGCCCAAGAACTGCCCGTTCTGCTTCGCACGCTGAACCAACATGCCGGTCTGATCGAAGATCACCATCTCGCGAGTCATCGAGACACCCTTGCCAAACTTGAAATTGGGAATCGTGATGTACTTCTCGCCGATACTGATCTCGCTGTACGGAGCACCTTCCTCGGTGTACGATCCGCGCTCGCCTGGCGTGGTGCCGGCGTAGGTCTCGACGGGCCGGTTGGAGGTGCGCTCGGTGACAAGTCTCCGGACATCAGCCGTCGCCAATTCATACTCGCGCATGAACGTGCCGTTGATCAACTCCTGAGTGATGACCGGGAATGAGGAGCTCATCATGGCCTCCCGGATGTCCTGCACGCTCGACATGGCGATATCGATGTGTGGATTCGACTCGAGAACCAATGCCTCGAATGCCTCCTTCACACTCAGCTTCTCAGGCGCCAGCTCACCAGAAGCAAGCCACTTTGTCACGTCCTCGGCTACGGCGCGTTGCGCCGTCCCCGGGTCGGTGTAGGTGTTCTTGTGGGCCTCCAGCAAAGCCTTGACTGGCCGCCCGGTGTTACCCAGAGAAATAGGCATTCGATCCTCCTCCATTATGTGTGTGCGTGCTACGGTTTTGTGGGCGTCAGCTTAGGCGCTGACTGCAAACAGCTTCTTCAACGCCGGAACGTTGACGTATGCTTGGATACTTGTGGCGGTGCCAGTCTTGCGAGCGCACCATGCGATAGTGTTCGCACTACCGTCGGTGACGAGTGAGTTCGCAGCACCCCACTTCAGCGCCTCAAACACGGCATACGCTGCCGATGTGGCGTCGATCTCGAGCACGCAGACCATGGCTGCCATCACCTGCTGCGGCTGGCGGTTGCCACTCGTGTACTGGTTGAGAGCGGCTCCGCAGAATGTGGCATCCTCGGTGACCAGATCCATCTTGACTGCAGCGGCAGACTCAAAGCTCAGCAGGTCACCCCTCTCCAAATCCACAGTGGAGCCGGGGATGGTCAGGATATGGGCTGGGGAGATTGCCTTTGTGTCGAACAGGATTCTTGGCTGTGCCATAGTTCGGTTCTCCTTAGCCTATGCGCTAACTGCGAACAGCTTACCCAACGCCGGGACGTTGATGTATGCTTGGATGCGGGTGGCTGTTCCAGTCTTACGACCGCACCATGCCATGGTGTTCGCGCCACCGTCATCGACCAGGGTGTTCTTCGACGTGTATGTCAACCCGTCGAACAGGGCATACGCTGCCGATGTGGCGTCGATCTCAATCATGCAGACCATGGCCGCCATCACTTGCTGTGGCTGACGATTTCCGCTCGTGTACTGATTGAGAGCGGCACCGCAGAACGTGACATCCTCTGCAGCGCCATCCATCAGGACTGCGGCAGCGGACTCGAAACTCAGCAGATCGCCTCGCTTCAGATCCACGGTGGAACCGGGGATGGTCAGGATGTTGGCCGGGGAAATAGCCTTGGTGTCGAACAGGATTCTTGGCTGTACCATGGTTCAGTTCTCCTCAGTTGTGGGGTGCATGTTACCTCTGCCTACTTGCCCTCGATCTATCCCTGAAGGAACTTATCCTTGCGCTCCTGCTCAGTCAGAGATTCCTTGGTCTTGGTCTTTTCCTCATCCTTCCCCATATCCTTGGGCCCGGCGATGTTCAGCGTCTTGCGGTCAGCCACGAGACCTTCGATGACGACCCACTTGTCCTCGCCAAGATCGACCAGGCTGCCAACGAAGGCCTCGGTGCGCAGGGCCTCGGGTAGCTCGGTGTCAGTCAGATTCACAACCTTGGCCCGGAACGCATCCGCGGCTTCCTGTTTCTCCTGCGCGTCGACCTTGACCTGCAGCTCGGCGTTCACCGTCTCCAGTGCAGCCTTCTCGTCGGTCAATGTCTTGACGGCTGCAGTAGCCTCAGCCAGCTCAGTGCTGCGGACTTCCTTGCGGCCTTCGTCGATCAGGGACTCGGTCAAGTCTGGGTGCTCTGCTTTCAGCGTCTTGCGATCCATTGTGGTCTGCTCCTGTCTGGTGGTGGTGGCGGCTTCGCTCGTGGCACTCTCTGTGGTGTTTGCCCAGCGACCATTCGCCGCAGGGGTCATTACGACGTCGACAGAACTCATGGCCACAACTGCAGTGACGATGCATCCTTCCCGGCCGTCTCTTTCACCCTCTTCTACCTTTGCCCACGCGTCGATGCTGACTCCGAATAGGTGTAGGGCGTTGTTCTCAACGACGTAGTCGATGCGCTCCTTAAGAGCCTCTCCGTCTGGGTACTGGAAGATGTGGGCAGTGCCCTGTACTGTATTCCCATCCACAACACCGGACTCGATGACTAGATTCCAGTCTCGCGGGTTCCGGTTGTGGTCGCCGTGGTTGAAGTATCCTGGAGTTTTATTGCAGACGAGGCGGGCAATGTCAGCTACGGCTTCCTGGGTGTAGTAGTTGCCGTTGAGAGACCAGCCGGCTTCGATGATCTGGAGTGGTACGTCGTATCCGCCAGAGCTGTTCTCTGTGATTTGTCCCGCCTGGACAAACCCAACACCATCTTCTTTCAGTGGGGTTGGTGCATCCACCTGCTCAGTCTTCTGCTCAACGGATTCAGACTTGGATGCCTCCGCATCTGGTGTGATGTAGGCCAGGGCTTTCCCAGACGCATAGCGGACTGCATTTTGATGGAGGGGGAGATTCTCATCGTAATCGGGGTCGCCCTTCTTCCAATACCAGTAGATTTCCTCATTGAACATCCTGACATAGTCTTCGCGCCGGCCGATGGGCAGGGCCTGGATGTCGGCCGGCAGCCGTTTGTCATCGATGCCCATGTACATCTCTTGCAGGGCGTAGTTAAGGTCGTCGATGCACTCATACCGATGACTCGCTTCGAGCATCACTGCAGGCCTGGCACCGTTGAAGCATATCTCAGCAACCCCGAACTTGTCGTCGGTGGCGCTGATTGCAGCTACGGTCTTGATGTCGCCTTCCTGGCGCTGCACGATGATGGGCTTCGGCATTGTGTCTCCGCGGGTTGGCGCTGAACTAAAAAACCGCCACAGACAAGCGCATTGAGTGCGCGTCCGGGCGGTCATAGCGGTTCTTCCGCTAATTCGCTAGTCAGCTCATTGGGAATATGGTATAGCTGTGCTCTTACTAAGTAATAAGGTTATTTTGGCATGAAACCCTCGGAATTGGTAATGTTTTATTGGACTCAAACTTTTTGTGGGGAAATCACCCCGAATAACCTTATAAAGTAGTATGAGATACGATCTACTGTCATCTGGCAATCCAGACATTGACCAAATAGCCGGAGGCGGGATTATCCGCGGCCGCGTTGCAGAGCTATATGGGGATGAGGGTGGCGGGAAGACGTCGCTAGCCCTGAGCATGATAGCACAGACACAGCTACCGGCTGTGTACTTCGACATCGACCGCACATTCCCGGAGTATATAGCAGAGGAGCGTGGAATAGCCAACCAGACCTACGTGTTCCCGGGCAGGAGAGAGCCAGGTGAGTACGCCAAGGCTCTAGACGAGTTCTCCCCCGGCTCAGTTGGCATTGTTGTATTCGACCCAGTTGCAGTACTTGGCGGGAGGGGCACCATTGACTTAACATCAGTAATGGTGAGGGCGGCTAAGAGGTTGAATGCGGTGGTGTTGGTGATCAATCATTGCGACCTGATGTATCGATCTACTGGGCATTCAGCCCTTTCTCGATATGCTGCCCAGAGGTTCGAGGTAAGGTTCTTGCGGGAAGTGAAGAAAAGTGGTACAATAGTAGGTATGGATGTGGCATGCATGTGCACAAAAACTACCATAGCCCCGGCTCGCGGCCGGTGCCAGTTATTCATTCCATTTCATGGAGGTGAAGCATGATGGGACAGGGGGTGGGCAAGCGGAACTCAAAGAGAGGGTTCGCTCAGACGATGTATTTCCAGCACGGAGATGAAGCTATCGTCGACGAGCTGATGAGGCGGATCAAATCTGGCCTGATACTGGATGCTGACAATCGCCAGTACCAAAGCTTCAGCGCTTTCATGCGAGATGCTATGCACGAGAAACTTAGCCGGGAGGTCGAGGATGGCGACGCGGGGTAGTGACAACAATGTGTACCTGGAGCGGCAGACTGGATTCATTTCGCGCATTGTTGCGGATACGTCCGAGGACGCCCTAGCTCTCAGCGAGGTAGAGGAACAGCAGGCAGCGATCGGGCGCGAGTTCGTCAAGTACGCCATCAAGGCGAAACTTGCCACCAAGGAGCACGATGTCAGGGTGATTGGGATACTCCCATATTTCGATGCTTGGGCGTTCGCAGTGTCCGTTCCGGTGGCATTGGTCTCCGGTGTGCGGTGCACCATTGTCCCCAAGAAGAAGCCCGGGCCCAAGCCGAAGGGGGGTAAGTAGGTATGCGGGGGCTGCTGTTACGATTCGTCAAGGCGATCGCCAGAGCGGTAATTGCTGCTCAATCCCAGACTTATGAAGGGTTTAGCGTGGCGCCACAGAAGCGCCGGCCATACGACGTACGGGATGCCTACCCGGATAGCGTGAAGTCATTCCATCGGCGATTCCCGGACAACCCATTCACCCACGCATGGAAACTGATAGACAGTGGGGTCGCTACCCGATGGGCCTTCCATGGCGGTAGTTGTCCGATCCAGGTGCCACGGACTGCTGGTGATCCCGTCACAGTGGGGGTGATATGGAATCGGTATGGCGAGGACATCAAGAAGTGGTGCGCATTCTACCAGGTACCAGAGGAGCTGGTCATAGCCACCATTGCCACCGAGTCATCTGGAGGCGCAGGCGCCCGCCGAGAGGAGCCTGGGTATGTCAGTGATCTTGAAACCCCGCATAGGGTTTCCGTTGGTCTCATGCAGACCCTATTGTCTACCGCCCAAGAGACCTTGCACATGTCGGAGATAGATGCTGCGTGGCTTGAGGATCCCGGCAACAGCATCCAGGCAGGAGTAGCCTATATTGCCCGCCAGAGCGAGCTCACCAACTATGACCCACCGCTGGTGGCTGCTGGCTATAATGCCGGTGGACTGTACCCCAACAGGAACGCGCACAATCCATGGGGTCTGCGCTGCTATCCAATCAACACTGGAGAGCACATCAGCCGGTATGTGAAGTGGTTCAATGACGCGGTGGCAATGCTCAGGGACGAGCTTGCGTAGAGAGATGGTTGGGGGGGGCTGCCGTTGTGGTGGCCCCCCCCAACTGTAGCACAAAAAAATGGGCCCCAGCCGAGGGGAGCGATTCCCACGACCAGAGCCCGCACATCAATACAACAGACTACACCCCAGATGCATCTCGCAGTATTTTGTCTGCTAAAATAGCCTTCATACCCTTGTTCTTGCGCCTCCGCACCCACTCCTCAGAGCGATTGATTGTTTCAGACACCTCCCTGTTTGAAAGCTTCGGGAGTCCTCCAAGACCTGCTGTTTGCTTGCAGATGTCTGACTGCACTTTTGGCATGATTCTACTGATGCGATTGCAGATATCGTTGGACTGAACTGCCCCCTCCATCTGGTCGAGCGAGTCTGACGGCAGGACATCCTCAAGCGTAAGCTCGTCACCTGTCTCATCGAACCCAACTGGCCCATGCATGGGCACCGATTGGCGCCCATAGGCTATGAACCTTCTTCTCTGGATGTGCGGTACTCCCAGATCGTCCATTATAGAGTTGACGTCAACGTGCTCGCCGGCCTCCTCAAGCTTGAGGATCTCGCGATTAACCTTCCTGCGGTACTTCCAGAAATCATCTGGATACGGAAGGTTTGAGTCCCCGTGGGTTGACTTCATCAGAGTGCAGTGGATATGGTATCCAAGACACGAAATAAGCCGCACAGTGCCAAGTAGCTCCATTCTAAACTTAGTGATCCCAGTGTCCACTCCAATCAATGCCTCGCCAAGTAGCTCCTTAGCGGTGGCACGGCATGTGGCAGAATGGAGCCCAGCCATGTGTGCGGCGAATGGTATGTGGTGGGAAATCAGTAGATTCCTTGCTCGGTCGCGCTCGTCGTGGCACAGGCTATCACTGTGGACTGCCGTCAGAAGTTCCATCTCCTTCTCTTTAGACAGTCTATCGTGCCGCACGAAGGATTCGATGTGCGACTCAATTACGCTATCACTCATTGGTTAGCCCTGCTCAAGGAGGTGGGTATGCGTAGACCCCATGTGGGACGTCTTGGCAACTACCCGCGGATTCATTGCAGAGTTCCCCTTCACCTGGATCTCGATAGACCCATAGAACGACCCATTAGCGAATGACTCCGCCGCCCCCAGTAGCGCCAGTAGAATTGGTATGCGCCCACCAGCGTGGTCGTATGGCGCCGTAGAGTCGACCACCTGTATCTTGTCTAGGTACTCATGTAGCTCATTTCGTATCCGCTGCAGGCTCCAGTTCACCATCCCCGACCACCCCCTCGAATAGAGTCTCCCCAATCATCCCCCACATCCCGGCCAACAGCTGCTGTGCTGTGGGAGGCCGCAACCCCTCTATAGGGTACGCATCTGGAATCCCGTCATCACCCCACACGAGGACTATGCCGACCTGCTCGGTGCGGTCTTCCACCTCATCCTGGCACACCATCGGATCCATTTTCTATCACCCCCCCCCTCTCCATACATAGTATACAGATACCGTAAGTCTATGTCAAGCAGTGACTTAGCTTTATCTTTGCTACCCCTCGTCTGGGTCTGTGGTGGTCACGTCCCCGGGCTTGCTATCGGTGGCCTTGCCAGCTGGGGCTGCCACTACGGGCCACCCACCAGCCTTCTTCTGTAGTACGTCCTGCTCCCACCAGTCCAACCCAACCCACCCAGCTATCTCAGGCGATGACGCTACATGAATTCGGTGCAACACTTCCGCTCTCTGGGCTTGCTTGAGTGGATCCTCTTGCACTGGATCTGGGAATGTTATGTCTACGTCTATATCGGGCGTATCCACTAGCCTCGTGTGCGGTGCAGCCTCCTCCATGTGGGCTTTGAGGGAGTTGCGGATTGCGCTAGCCTTGGCCCCACCCTCGATCATACTGGAGAGCTCGGTGCGCATGTGGTTCCAGGCCTCGAGGGTGACCACTAACTGCTTGCTCTCGCTTGGCAGCTTCCCGAGGAGCATCTTTTCGCGCAAAATCATCCTAGCCTGTACCTGTAGATCCCATTTCCACTCGTCCTGGTGTGCGCGGATCGTCTGGGCAAACGGCGTGTCATGGTTCCTGATGGAGCTGTATACAGCCTGGCTCGCGTCCTGGAAGAGGATGTGCTCAGGCATCCCCACCCCGGCAGAGATTGCCAACCGGATGATGCGCCCGTCCTCCTGGGCATCGCTTGCGTTGATGTTCGCGGAGACCGTCTTCCACTCTAACCATGGGGTCTCCGTCAGCGTTTGTCCGCCCTGGGGCCCGATGTCAGTCCTACTGCTTTCGCCGGCGGCCGAGCCCTTGACAACCTTCACCCACACGACCTTGGAGCGCTCGTGGTTCAGGATGATCCTGTCGGTGAGAAAGTCTTCGTAGTACTTGAGGTAGCGCAGTACGGGGTAGAGGGGCGTCACCCCGCGAACGTCAGACAGGCCACCATACCGGGTCATCTGCAGTAAGACATTAGGTTCGAGTTCACTGTGATGCTTGCTCTTCTCTCCCCAGTGACCTTTCCTCTGCTCGTAGTAGTTGACGTCAGCGTAGAAGCGGTCACATTCACCGGTCTGCATCTCCATGTCTTTCATGCGCCCATACGACAGGCGCGTCTCGGCGTCGTCTGTGTGGCATTCAATCTGCCTGATAGCCCATGGCTTCACCGAGTCTCGCACCGTAATGTCGGCGGTGACTGGATCCACAAAATTGAAGAAGTAGTGCTCGCCAGTGATAACCCTACGCTTGACAGCGTTCTTTATCCGGCGATCCATGGTGTTACGTTTCCAGAAGTTCTTTAGAATGACATCTATCTTCGAGCTGTGGTTGCACCCGATCCTGACACCCTTGCCGACGATGTAGTTGGTGAGCATGCCGGATATAGCTGTTCCATGGGGATCCATCGTAGCCTTCTGATCCGCTGATTGCATAGCCCTGAACAGGCGCTCCTGTGATGCTGAGGCATTGAATGCGTTCCCATTGGATTCCACCACTGGAACCCCATCTAAGAGCCGTTCTATCGCCCTGCTCACAGTGCCATCGTTGACGTCCTCCCCAGATCCAAGAGACACTGAAACTGGCATGAATGACTCGCCGAGCATCATGCGTGCCGCTCCAGCTGCAGTGTGGTCGCTTAGCTGTATGCGCCCACCCATCTCAGTGCCACCACCGGCCGCCTGACGACCATGGTATCGTATAAGGGCCTCGTCCACCTTCTTGTCAGTGTATTCAGCGTTTTTCTTCATGTTCGCTCTATCGACCTGCAGTGTGAGAGACGCCAGCGTCGCCTCAACGTCTGCTACTGGAACGTCCCTATCGATCGTAGTCTCAGTCACCCCACCCACCTCCCTTATAGCCCCAGTACGGCGTCTTGATTCATGCGGTTGTAGAATGGGTCGCCCCCACTCTGCCGCTGCATCCGCGGGTTTTCATACCCCGCATTGTCGATCACATCTTGCGGAATGACCCCACCAGAGTCGCGACCAAATTGCGCATAGAAACTCTGCTCAAGGTGCACAGCCGCTTGGTCTTGTTCTGGTTCTGGTATTGACATTTGGGCATTGTTTGAGCAGTTGTACACAGCCCCAGCAATGGCCTGGATTAGGTCATCTGAGCCACCCTCCACCTTCACTGCTTTGAGTAGTCGCTGGGCGCCAGAGTAGTCTGCCTGGGTCTCCCCAGCCTCTTTCTCTAGCCACGACATCTTCCTTACTGGGTGCATGGCTATCTGGCAGCAATTACACCTATCCTGGTATAATGCATCTCGCAGTGCAAGCTGTACCGCAGCTGGCTGCCTTGACACTGACTCTTTCCGGACTCTCTCTGGCTTGTCATAGTCCACTATAAGCTGACTCGTGGTGTGGTCGACTGAAAGTGCCCCGACATTAAACCCCTGCTTGAATAGGGTCTTCTTGAATTGGTGTGACTGGAATCTATCAAGAGTGATCACCCCACTACGCAGATTGAAGCCCCGGTCTTCCGCGTCAAATATGAGCTCAAGAATCGCGTCGTAGTCTATCTCCCGCTCACCGCGGTCAAGGCGAGGCCTAAGGATTCCAGCGAAGTCTATGTCCACAATTGGAAGTAAAACCTCACCGAACTCACCATCATCCTTGCGTTGTACAATGGCCTTAAACCCAGCGCAATGCGACATTGCGATCCCAGCGCCATCATTGTTGATGGCTAGGTCAACGTGCATGTATCTTGGTCTCCTGTCAGACGTACCGGCCTGGAAAAGTGGATCCAATGTGTACGTCTCCCAGTTCAATGGATTGGGCCGGTCTTCCTTGATGGCAAAGCGAACCTTCCCGCTATCCCTGAAGAATGGGTTTACAGACCCACTCGGATAGGATAGATATTCCATTGCAGCCTTGACTGGGTCTTCCTCGAAAAATGGAAGCCACTCGATCGGAATGACTGCTAGGTGGCCAAGAATGGGGAACTTTTCCCTTGGATTCTCTATGAATCCCTCCTGTTGGGTCACTATACCTCAATCCCCCTCTCCACCCTCAGCATTGTCTCGGCATCAAGGATCTCAGCAATGCCGCCTGGCAGGAGTCCAACACTACCGGGCCAGAAGCCCTCGAGTGGTAGCTGGCACCCCGGCTTGGCGCTTCCCTCTGCGATGGGGGCGTCTACATATGCCCAGATAGACCATACGAATGCGAGGTTGAGACTGTCCCAGATTACTGACTCCAACGGCTTCTCTGGGTCTGGCTCACTCTGACAGTTGGCTTCCACCTTAGTGCAATGCATGCCCAACTCCTCACACCGACTCTTCATGTAGGCCATGACTTGGTCTTCCCATCGATTCCTAGCGTAGTCGGCGCTTATCATGGATGTGCTAAACCGTTGCCGGTAGACCGGTGTAGTGATCTTCTGGGTAGCACACACCAGGTATTCCTGCCACACGAATCCAGGATTCAGCTTTCTCCGATCCCACTCGGGGACAATGATGTTAGCCATGGGTTACCCCCTCACCCTTCCGTATATCTCTCCATTTTCCTTCAGTCTGGTCGTGATCATCTGGTACTCCAGAACCAGCTCTGGGTGTGGATTGCTCAGGTGGCTCAGCTCTCCACACCGATGCCGGAGGTGGGTCATGCTCATCTTCTTCACGCGCTCTGCGAGTTGCGTTGACATTCTGTCTATCCCCCCTACACTGCTACGGTTGGTTGGGCTGTGCCGTAGATCGACCAGCCGGTGTCATGCCGTAGTTTTTCGGTGTAGTCTGCCCCGATGATCAACTCGCCACTGTCTAGCAGGCTCCCACCTTCGACTGACACTGGGCTATAGTTGTAACCAAGACCATTCACGACGTAGTCGATTCCAGCAAAGCCCACCTGCCAGTCGTGACGCTCCTTGGCTGCTGGCACCATCTCTGGGATCCCCATCATGCCAGGGCTCATCCCCTCCGTCACACGCCTCATCCCCGGCCGATCATATACTGCGTCAGAAATCTGCTCACGCCGATGGATGTGCCCAAAGACTGTATTGATACGCAGTTCCTTGGCGTAGAAGGATGCAGTCTGGCCAGCCTTCGCCCGGGCCACACCGCCATGGATAGCCCGGAGGCCGCGGTTCAGCCAAATCTCATTGTCGGGATAGCCTGGTAGCCACTCAACGTCTATTTCGCTGAGTCCTACCAGGTTTGGCGCCGACAGCAGTGGATCGTCATCTCTGTAGTCGGTCAAGTCGTACGCAGCGATCATCTGGTCACGGGTGAAAGTCCTGAGGCGTACCTCGTGATTCCCCTCCATCCACACGATCCGGGTGTCTGGTAGCATGATACGCATTTGCGTCAGGAGCCACTTTGCCTCAATCACAGCCGGGCGCAGAGTGAAGTAGTCTTCTGGTTTACGTGGGAACCGTGACGTGAACTCGGGCACGTCAAGCAGATCCCCACCCAAGATCAGCGTGTCAATATTCCGTCTACTGGCTAGCTCCAGCATTGCCATGATAGCCGGACGATCGTGGTATGGGTGTATCTGCCCTGATCTCATGTCGCGCCTGTACCCGATATGGAAGTCGGAGGCGAAGATTGCCTTGCCTATGCCGTCGTATGGGCCATGAATCACCCTAGGTGCCTGTGGTGGGTTGGCAAGTCTGATAACCGGGGGCGGCGGTATATCAATCTCGATGCGCTCGATCCGCTCAATGTTGAGAATAACGCTTAGCAGCGGCAGCCGGTGCGCCACGCCATCTGAATCCTTGTACCCCATCTGCCACAGCTTCGGCTTCCAGTGGGATACAAACCACACGCTCTCATCGATCTGGAGCCACTTCATGATTCGCTTGAGAGTTGGAACACCGCCCAGATCGCTCTGGCTGAACTGGGCTTTAACCTCAGCCTTGTTCGCCTTCAGAGATCCATCGACCGGCCCCTCGTGCGGTTTACCATTGACTGTGAACAGGTGGACGTCCTCCGCTTCATCCTGCACGACGAGATCCAACACCTCAGGCTTCCCCGTAAGCATGGCGTTGTCCTCTCCACCTAGATCCTCTGCCGAGCGCGTGTAGGAGGTCTTGCACTGTCGGCACAGGTAGTAGACTGAGCCGTTCTTGTTGTGCCGGTTTACATGAGCTGATCCACCGCATTCACACTGAATGGCCATTATTCTCCCTATGCTGCTTCGAGGTCTGCCGTCGGCAACTTCTTCACCGAGGCATGCTTCAGCTTAGCCCCCTCCAGATCTATGATCTGCAGGTTACCAAGATCAAACTGGAACGTCTGACCTGAGAGTGGAACTGGCTTGCGATGCCAGAAAGCTGAAGACGAATAGAAGATCCCTGTGTCGTTCTGTGCTCTTACCCTCATTCTTTGAGTGAAGTCTGTTGTCAGCCTGGTGGAGCTAATTGCCACGATCAGGCCAGCACATACTGGGACTCCATTGCGGAATGTCCCAAACCTGCTCCGGTGGCGGACAATCGCGTCGTCATATGCTTCTTCCGCTGCGTCGTAGTCCTGGCCAGAGAAGATTGATTTCGAGGATGTGTCGGATATCTGCATAAAATTACACTCATCGATTATCTCTGCCCCCAGAGAGTATCCAAGGCCAGTGCTGGCTGACCCAGTACCCGGGAACACGACAACGTTTTTCGGGAACTTAAGATCCTGTGGCATACGTCCAGATGACTCTATGTCAGCAAGGGATACCTGGGCCGGGAAGTAGTCCTGGAAGAAGTCGTTATTTACCCGCTTCAATACCTCTGTGAACGTTACCTTCTTGGCCTGGTCTTCTGACCGGTTCATCAGATTGATGCTGATAGTCGTAGTTGGGTCGACGTTGTATAGGCGCCGAAGATCTTCCCTCGGCTGGATTAGGTATTCTCGCACGATGAGTGCTACGATCATAGCTGCCTCGTAATCCTTACCAGTCCCCTTTGGGGTCTCAATGATGACACTGTGTAGGTCTCGGTCTCTGCGGATGAAGATCTTGTCGGAATCCTCGGCGAGCCTAGGCCACCGTTCTCTGGCAATCTGGTCGGCGTGGTCATATGATAGTGCGTATATAGTTTCTCTTTTGAGGATCTCTTCTCCACGCAGCAAGCACACATCAAAGTCGCACCGCGCATGCCATATCTCTTCAATCTCCTCACGAACTGCTGGCCAGATGTTCTCCGTCCCCCAGAAGTACTTTTCTGATAGCAGCCGTTCGATTGGAATACACATTTGCTCTTGGGCTATGGCGTCATTCCACTCTTGCCGCGCCCGTGCAAATTGAGTGGCACCAGTAACAGCAGCCTCGTTCCTCTCTATGCTCGAGTCGAGGTCTCCTAGGAACCCCTCGAAAGGGTCTCCAGCCTTCTTCCTATTCACCTGTGACATCACCCACGGAAAAGTCGTTGGCGGCCACTGTGATGGCATCTCCAACCCCAGATGCCTGCTGCCTGATTAGCACCTCAGTGAACCCTTGCTCCGTGATTGGAATCACAAGCCTCTCCCGGAATTGGACAAGCACATTAGCGGCCTCCTCTGGCCCTAGCTGCTCCTCTACGATAGCCACCACTCCGTTCAGTACGACCCGCAAAATGGCTGCCAAGGCCTGGTTCTTGATCAGCTCGTTATCAGTCTTGGCCATCTTGAGGTGCATATCGGTCTGCTTTACCATCAGCGAGGCGATGTGATCTGCCCTCTCCTGATCGTAACCATCAGTATCCATGGCTTCTTTAGCCATGGCACGAAGGGCCTCCATCTCAAACAGCAACCTCGTACTGTCGAGAAGCTCGCTGACCTTCATCCTCATCTCAACGTCTGTGATGTGTTTCTGGAGCGATCCTACTCCCGTCACTGCGTCCTTCCCTTCTGAGTATCCCCTCTTCGCGAGTTTCTCCATGACATACTCTTGCATGCCCTCTCTACTCTGCAAGAAGGGCGGAAGATGTCTTCGGCATGGCCCAAATCCCTCGAGGTGTGGAACCCCATAGCCGGCCACGGAAGTACATCGGTACTGCTCATACGGGTCGGTGACTCCATGTGGGTTCGCAACCCCCTGGGGGACGGTAGATGGGAGCCCACGGAGTAGGCGATTCCCGCACACCCTACGGATCCTATTGCCATCCCCATCTACGACGTAGCTTTCGAGCTCATCAACGCGCTCCAAGTTCGGTGGCTCTCTTCGGAGTGTGCGTTCAAGCACCTCCAAGCTACACCTCCTGTGGAGCCTGCCCCCGCGTGGGAACTCCTTCCGGAGACCCTTGAGTTCGATGAGCAATTATGCGTCGGCATATTGCCGTGGTACTCGGCCGTATTTGGAGAGAAAGCTCTTCGAGTGCACATCCCCGGCAACACGGATCATAGTCCGAATGATTGAGTCGTGGACAAACAGCTGCCCATGGCGTTCACCAAGCGGGGCCATGAACACGGCCTTGATGTTCGACTTGACCCCCTCGAACACCTCGGTGCGGTCTCCTAGGCACCGCACTCCCATCCGGTACCGCCTGAAGCGCGGGTGCTCACACATACTTCGCAGGCTAGCCACCAAGGCCGCTGCGTCGAATTCATCTACCATTGGATTTTCGCTTGAGTCTGGCAATGGCCAACTCCCCCTTTGATTTGTGTTTCACAAGCCACTCAACCGGGTGGTTTGGGAGTGGTCTAAGCGTTACCTCGCACCGCGGATTGTCTGGATCGTACTGCCAGTCCAGATGCTTCCGCCTAATGAAATTGTCGTTTCTGATAATCTCCATGTCCTCCAAGATGTCACATAGTAGTTCATCGGATAGGTCTGACATCTTGTTCGCATAGTAGATTACGGCATCCAACTCAAGTGCCTCATGCAGGTCAAGCCTTAGCCGGGGATGCTGTAGGATCCACATCATAGCAGCCTTTACGTACGCCTGGGCTGGTGCTGATTTGATACTGATGCTCTTCCCTTTTTTGCCGGGAACGATCCCCCTATCATTGCTCTTCCTGGGCTGGTGCCCTGGCACGGTGAACGATAGGGCCCAGTTGCATCCATCCTCAGTGGTTCCGTCTGGGCCTAGCACGGTTACCATGGTTGATTCAGTCATAGTAGCCTCCTATACTCTCGGGCCACCTTCAGGACACGTTGAGTTAGGCCTCCTAGAATGTTTTCCGTCATCTGGAGCCCGCAGTCAGTAAGGAACGCAGTGACTTCGTCTTGCATAAGCCCGACCATTTCTTCTCTACGGTCTGGCAGGCCAAGCCTGTCGTTTTTCCAGTCATGCAGGTCTGTGCTGGTCAGGGCTTGTGCCGTATCTAGGATCTCATCACGCTCAGCATCATCCTTTGCCTGCTTGAGGAGTGGCAGGATGATCTGGGCCTTGGTTGAGCCGATCTTCTCTATCCGTTCGTCGCCGTCTGTCTCATTTTTAGCCTCCGCATACCCAATACACCGGTAGGCAGTCCTTTGGCTCATGTCTAGCCCGCCAGACTCAAATGGAGACCCCAGGTAGTCCTTGAACGACTCGAACCCCAAGATCTCATACATGTGCTTGCCATCGATTACCGCCTCACGGAAACGAACAAGCAGCTGGCCAAGCTCCATGCCGGAGATGCGCAGGGCTTCGATTCTGGACACGATCTGCTGGTGTGACGCGAATGCGATCTGAGATCGATCAGTTCCAACCAGGCTATCCATGTAAAGGTCGAAGATATGCTTGGCTACCAGCTTCAGGCTGATATCATATCGCAGCTCGAACGTGGATATACCATCGCTCCCGAATTCGTCATGATGGCTCCGACACAGTGGGACTAGATTCTCAGCATCCACCCCCCCGGCGCCCCTGGTCGTAACATGGTGTGGGTCGCTGATGTCTACCAGCTCTGGCTCGTAGTCCAGCTTCTCGACCATATCTCCGGAAAGGTTCTTGCCGTCTGTAAGCTGGCACACAACACAGCGAATCTTCCTGACATACCCGCGGTACTCATCCCACTCGACCTCGTGCCGCGGGGGCAGTACCGTCACATCCTCAGCTGACACCATCCCATCGCTCATCTGCTCTCCCCTCGTGTTTCCGCCCGAACGCTCCTATACTAGGTATTAAGGTTATTTTACCCTAAAACCCACAAAAAAAAGGGGGGCCAGGCAAAAAGCCCAGCCCCCATGTGTGTTCCATGTCGTCTGCGATACTCAGGTGGTTCCAGTCGAACTGTATGCTCCATCACCACGCCCGGTGGCACTCACCTTACCAACGTCTTCGTTTATCTCATACCAAATAGCCTTGGCTACTGGGCATAACACCAGCTGGGCCACTCGATCGCCAGGCTCAATCGTCTCAGGTGCCTGGCCATGGTTCACCATGATCACCCCGATCTCACCGCGGTAATCCGAGTCGACAGTCCTTGGTGTGTTCAGAACAGTCAGTCCGCGCTTCAGGGCATTGCCACCACGCGGACGCACCTGGATCTCATACCCAGGGGGGATGATGACCTGTAGCCCAGTAGGAACCAAGACCCTCATCCCAGGCTCAAGCCATATTGAGTTTTGAATGTCAGCCCTCACGTCCATCCCAGCCGCTCCGTCGGTCGCATAGCGTGGCAGTGTCACCTCACTATGTAGTCTGTGCACCGTCACTACCTTTTTCTGCTCCATTCATACGCCCCTATTGTTAGTCGAACTCCATGGCGATCTCGCCGTCGAATCCTTCCATCACATTGTTGACTTGAAGTAGCGCTTCCACACCTAGCCCAGCCTTGATCAACACGATGATCTCATCACAAGTATACACCGCCTCTTCCACTGTGTCAAGTCTCTCGATATCATCGCGGTCAGCACTGGTTGGGCACAGGATAATCATCTTGCCAAGCTTCTTGGACATTATCCGCTTCACCGCCCCGGTGCGCTTGAACGATTTGAATGCATCTATCTGCTCCTTCTGGCTTGGAGCCTCCCCCTCAACGGTGGCCCTGGCTCCACCGCATTGCTCCCAGACCTTATTGATCCCTGCGATGGCTTTTTCGTATGAAAGCTTGTCTTGTGCTGACGCCGTTCCATCCTCAACTGCAGCCGATAGCCGGTCGGCTGTTTGCAGCCCTCGCCTGTAGTATTTATGCGCACACTCGCGCACCTCCTCAGTAAGCTCAGTCATCGTGCCCGAGCCCAACCATCGAGTCCACCAGTGCCCGGTAGCCTATTATCCAGTCGCCCTCCAAGACCAGACTGCGGCAACACTCAGTGAGAGCTTCCCCGCTGATTGTGAAATGGAGCGCTTCGCACTCAGACATGCGCCGCCTCCCCGTAGTCCACCTGGCCAAACTTGTCCAGCTGCACGGCAATCTCGCCCGCCTCGTATGACACGGCCCCCTGGGCGCGGATCACTGCGTTCAGGACATAGATCGCATCCTCTACATCCAATGGCAGGTCGACGCCGCCATCGTCAGTGGACAGCTCATCGAACCAGTGGTCGTAATCCACCTCACGCAGATGGACTGGCCTGCAGATCACCAGTTGTAGTTCGGAGGCGGAATTATGGTAGTCGTCTGCCATACAGTCACAGAGAGCTTCCTGGTCGTAGTACTCGCCCAGCAGCTCGCTGTAGACCATTCCAGCTCCATCCCACTTCGCCGTCTCCCGGGCCTCGTGTTTCGCCACCTCCTTCTTGCTCCGGCAGTTCGGGCAGAGGGTTAGACCGCCAGACTTGAGGTAGGTGCCACACCTCTTGCACAGGATGTGGGTGGCACCGGCCCATCTAGCTGAATATTCTGCGTTGGGGCCATCACCATAGAATCTGCCACCACGGCTTACCCAGCCGGCGATGTCTGTCCGATAGGTGGCAGCCTCGTCTGATGTGGGGAGGATCACTTCCTTACCGTCAAGATCCTTCATCTACTCAGTCTCCTTTCCGGCCATCTTCAGCAGTGAGTTCCGAATCATCCGCCACTCAGGGTTGCGGTAGCCCGAGGCGACATACACCCGGAGTGGGCCCCTGTGTTCATACTTATTCCTCTCGATGTAGCAGTCGGCACCAACCTTCGTGAAGAATGGGGCCACATATTCCCACTTGTCAATATACCACGACTCCACCCAGTCTCCCGTGCTTAGCCCCCGACTGTCGAGGCCATCCAACTCCTTGGCCTTCTCCTCGTCTGCCACACCCTCAGCGCCCTCCCAGTCTACCCATTCGGACTTGTCCGAGAACTCTGGGTCAATGCCATAGCTGCGGACGCACTCCTGCACAACATATATCGGGTGTGGTGTGGCTCGGCAGTCTTGGTTACCAATCTCTGTACCAAGCTTGTGCATCTGCTTCAGGTCGTAGACCATATTCTCGTAGATCACACTTCTCGCTTCTCCTACGGCCTTTATTTGCTCTATCACCGGTACGCTGAGTATGGCGTTGACCTTTGGGTCACCCAAGCCTTTCAGTTTCCTCTTCAGCTCAATCCACGCATCGCCCAGGTCGCACGACGTAGACGAAGTGAGGATAACGTCAGTGGAGCAATCATCTGCCCTCTTCTCTGCCAGGAGAGCGCGCTCAGATAGTCTCCAGTTCTCTGATTTCAGCATTGCTATTGTCTTTTCCATGCTACTTGCGTCGGCGTCGCTCAAACCCCTGTCTCCTCTTTCTTGACTTCCATTGAGTAGAATGATGGTTCCCAGTCTAGCGATACATTGAACTGAGCAAGCCTCTCGCCGCCCTCCTCTGCATTGTAGATGGCGATCCTGATGGGCCACCCATCACCACAAGACCCAGTATCATCGTAGTAGTCCATCGCGCAGTCATCTACAATCATCCACAGACTGTCTACACCAAACACAGACAGCATGGGCCCTCGGCGATAGTCATCATCATCCTCGACTGCGTACCAATACTCGTTCATTCCACAGGTATCCCATCTCTGCCAGCTAGCAGTTTGTCAATCGTCGGGTCTCCGATCGCCCGGAGGTGGCTGTTGAATTCAGCCCATTCTGTTACTATGTCCACCATCAATCTACTCCCATGCATCACCGAATCAGCAGCATTATTGGCATCCAGGATGGCTTTGTTACGCTGGTTGGTACGCTTCTCGAGCTTCGTCTCCAGTTCGGCGACCTTGGCCTTCAACTACTCAGCCCACCAGCTACTGTGCTCAGGGCACTGCTCCGCCAGGCACCCCTCTATGCTGCCACGCAAGGTGCAGGTTCGACATCGATCCGTATCCATCACTCCTCCTCCCCGGCCATGATGTCCTGTATCTCTGACTCCAGCTCTGCCAGGCGGCTCACCTCTCCGCGCTCGATTCGCTCCAGAACAGACTTCATCTTCGCCTGTTCGTGCATCGCTACCAACCGCGACATCTCGCCATTCCCAATCTCCTCATCCATGATGTGCACCAGCTGTCCGACCATGATCATGGTATCTGCCACCTCTTCTGCCAGGCGCCATGGACTCGCCCTACGCCGCCGGAAGTGATTGATAGCCACGATCAGCTCGGCAAGCTCTTCCACTGTCTGGTTGAGCTGCGCGTCCACTCCCCACAAGTCAACCGCACGTGAGAATATCTCTCCAGCTCTGTCCATGATGTCCATTTCTGCCACTGCGTCCATGTTCTCCCTCTCTATACGGCTGCTGCGCGTTGTTTGGCCGCCTCGAAGTCATCGCCTTCCGCGTCTCGGAAAAAGCTTTGGGCTCCATGAAAGTATACCCATCCTATCCTTGCCTCATTATCCCTGACCTTGAGTGGGTGAACCGACGTCACTGGCTCAAGTAGATGCCCATCGCTATTCCGATCCCACGATGTTATTCCCTCCTCTTTTGTTGGTGCCAGTGACTTGCGGTGCAGGTTCATCAAGATGTCAGCATTGGCTACTATAGCCCCATTGCCGCGCATGTCGCTTGATCCAGCGACTACACCATTGTCGACCTTGCGAGGGTGGGCCAGGAGGTAAATGACATTGTTGAAATCCATAGCCCACCCTTTCAGGTCTCTGGTTACCACAGCCTGTTCTCGTAGTGGGTCGGCCGCGCTCTCTGTCAAAATTATCAAGTTGTCAACAATCCATGCACGAACTCCAAGGCGCTTGAATGCACTCGTTGCCTGGTCTACTAGGTATCCCACGTTCGCGTCTCTTGGTGGAGTTGCGAAGTATAGTGGTATACCATCGAATGCCATGATTGCGTCACCAAGCACGTTGAGGTCTACCTCCTCTTTAGTAATCTGGTAGAGACTCTGGATTGTCTTTCTTACCAGCCTTCTCATGCGCATCTCCATGCACGTCACTAGGACTGGTATGTGTAGCTCGGTCGCCAGGAACCTAGCCTGCTGCAACATGAGGGTAGTCTTGCCAGTCCCAGCCGCCCCCATAATCTCAACAAGATCCCCAAACTCTGCGTTCCCGATCGCTGTATTGATCTGAGCGCTGAACCACGGGAATCCCTCACCCTCACCATCTCCGTCAACAATCTGTTCTTGCAGCTCTATGATCCCATCCTCTACAGTGCTGATACCGGACACTGGGGCTGGCCTTGCCAGGCTGATTGCGCGTAAGACGCCCTCCTCTCCATCGTCTATCAGGATCTGGTTCATATCCTTACCATCCGGCAAGTCTGCGATCCAGACCTTATCCTCACCGACTCGCTGCCGTACGATTCTAGCCCCAGACCTACCAGCCTCGTCGCCGTCGTATACCATGGTGATTTTGTTAAACGCTGAGATGAGTTCGATCCATTCATTGGGCCAGTCTGTAGTGGCACCGGTAGACACGCTGACTACTGGTGCACACCCAGCCTGCCAGACACTCATCGCATCCAGCTGCCCCTCGCACACCACTATCTCCCCACTAGCCTCATGGAGTGCATTCTCGTTGAATAGCACACTCTCCATGTCAGACTCCCTAAGATACTGTTTTTCGGCCGGAGGGATAGTGCGGTACATGGCCAACACTACTGTATCCTCCCCACGTAAATGCGGTATTAGGAGGGCTGGCTCCATCGATCTAGTCCTGCATGCTCCTAGGTGGAAGTGGGCAATAGTGTCATCGGTTATACCGCGGTCGTGCAAGTACTCCATGACTCCCAGGTCTCCAGCCATCAGCTTCTTCTCGGCACTACTGAACTTCTCCAATGGTATAGTCTTGTAGTTCTTCTTTGGCTTACCACCAGCACCAGGCTTGCCGGCCCTTTCAATGCGGGCAATGCCGTCATTGGAATCGCCAAGATTCCGCTGCAGTGTTTCGAATGTGCCCTGCGCATTGCAGGCCCAGCATCGATATAGCCCAGTCGCGGCATTGATCTCGAAGTTCTTGCTGGTATTCCCACAGAGCGGGCATGGGTTTACCTTCAGCTCAGTCCTCTTTGCTGTTTTGTATACCTCAAACTCCCAGCCCTTTCCCTGCATATACCGCTCAAGCTCTGGATGAGTCCCCCCTGGAAACTCTCCAGTATCATTGTTGCCCATTCTGGTGGGGCCTCCTTGTGTTTTACGTTGATGGGTAGTGGTCTTTTGCTGGCGCCCCACCTCCCTGTATATCCGACAGTCGAAGTAGTCCATCCAGGAATTGTCTGAACTTACCATCCTTGAAGATGAACTTCTGCTCATGCCGGCTCTCAAAGAACACTGGAGCAAGGGTTATAACTGCGCTCGGCTCCCACCCGTCGGCCATAAGCTTATAGCAATCCTTGATCGCAAGCCCCCAGTTCATGTTTGGAGGCTTGCACCCAACAGCGTCCTCGCATGCTGACGTGAACGCTGTGATGATTGCTACGGCATCCCGGTACCTTGGATCAGCCTCCTTACCCTTTGAGTCAACTGAATCCTTCTTCTTCTTCCTCTTTGGACTCTTCTGGCTATCGGCCCAATCACAGTAGCTTGTAAGCTCCTGTTGGATCCCTGTGCCGGCTAGCCCGAATGCTGGCTTACCCTGACTTGTTACGCTACCAAGCATCCTGGCCAACTTCATTATGGATGTTGTTTCATATCCCTTCAGGTGCTCCCATGGGACAACCTCTGGATCATCCATCTGCGCTCTCCGGTTTACACTGATAGTCTAAGAAACCTCCGCATACCCATCAACCACATCACAGTAGTTTTGCAGCTCTGCTGACAGTGCTGGCCCAGCTTCACCGAATATTCTGACCCCCCTCGGTGTGACACTTCTGAGTATCCCAGCCAGTCGCCTGGCCGCTGGAAGCTTACACTCACCAAGCCTGCACCACGCTCCGTCGATATCCACCACATCACACCCCAGCCTATCATCGGACTGTCTAAGGTAGTCTTCAATCTCCTCAGCCATAGCGACGCATGCCTTACCAAATGCCGGCACCATATCAGGTGATCTTGCTCGTAACAGATCCTGTACAATCTCGAGTGACGAGCTTGTACACGTCCCCATCGACTCCCACCGTACTACCGGTCTCCTGTCTTCCATATACCCCACAGCCCTCCCGTCTTGATGTTTTGTATCACTATAGCTTGCCAACTTTGACGTTGTCAACCTTGGTCTTCACCCCACCCTTGATAGCCGATTTCTTCTCCTTCTTTGCCTTACCGCGCTTCATGCTCAGGAACTTTTTATCGATCAAATCGGATGCCTCACCCTTAGTCATGGTTATAGCCCCATCCCTACCCCTTGGTATTTGCATCCTGAATTTTCTGAACAGCGTAACCTGCCCGGGACTCATTGGGTGTGTTCTCCATACCGCATCCCTGCTTAGTAGTACTGGGGCGTCTGGGAATCGGTCGGCTATATAGTTGTCAGCTGCACTGATGGCGCCCATTAAGTCCGGGCGAGTCCTAACAATCTTTGACTCCCCGCCACTATGCAGTGTGATCAAGTGTTTCCCAATTGCATCCTGACCAATGGTCATCACCCTATCGTCCTTCATCCTCAATATGTAGCTATCTCCAACTTTGCGCCACATGAATCTACTTGCCTCGCTGATCACATCATCCTCAACCCCAGAGCTAAGGAGATCGACATGCTCGGACACCATCTTCTGTGCGTCTACCAAGCTAGTAGCCTTGATGACTGACGGGTTCTCCTCGAACAGCTCCTCCACCTGGCGCTGCACCTGGACGATATCCTCGCCCTCAGCATCAAAGTCTGCGTCCATCCCGAAAAGGCTCGGAACCGTCATGAGACTCTTGCCGGCGCACGCATCTACGAAGTCGATTACAAGGCAGTCACTCTTTCCCTCGAATAGGCGGGTGCCACGCCCAACCACCTGGGTGAACAGCAGCGGGGACTTCGTCGGACGGCACATCAGCATTGCGTCGATGGCTGGAATGTTGCTCCCTTCAGTGTTGCCTGTCACTGTGACCGTTCCATTGCGGCGAGTCACGATGTTTCCAGTGGTTGATGTGACACACCACACTCTCTCTGATTTCCATCCGTCCTCAAATTGGAGGGCGTGGCTGGCGGCCATCATATGCGTTTCTTGGTTCTGATTGAGGGTGATATAGTGCATCGTTGAGGGGTTGAATCCAGGTTTCCCTGGGGCCTCCAGTGAAGACATGTTCACTCTCCAGCCGCGGCACGTTGCCACAGCCTGCACCGCCCTAAGTAGCTCCCCATTTGCCGAGCAGATCTGCATACTCTTCTTCCGATCGCCACTTGGCCGACTGCCAGGGTCGTCACTCGGAATAGCCTTGCCGTGATTCCCGTTGGCAAACCACAGCCCGCGGATGAACGCATCGAACTGGGGCTCGTTCAGACCCCATAGGTACTTCGATCCACTCTTGTCCAAGAAATGCTCAATTGGAAACACCCCTTCAACTTCCTGTGAGCCAGATCCAGTGCCGCGACTGAAACTCCATGAGATTGAGTGTGACCCATTGTAGATCACTTCATTTGGCTTAGTGTGATTCTCTCTTCGCGCACAGTGCAAACCCACCTTTGCTATCACGCTGTCGAACCAGGAAATGATCCCATCATACTTGAATGACTGGTTTACCTTGTATTCTATCCCCCCGCTCTGGAGGTTCGTCACCGTGCCGTCGCCAACGAAGAACCCGATGAATTCGCACTCAGCTAATGTCAGCTCGTGTGGGTGTTTTCTCCTGAGCCCACCCTCACGGTATTCCATTTTCTCTATCGCGGCAGTCTCCGCATCAGCCAGCGGCAAGCCCTTATTGTAGTGGAGGTAGTGGCGTGATTCGTAGATCTTCTGCGTTCTCTCCTCCTCGGAGAACTCATATGGCTGCTCGATGTCGTCAAACACCACCGGCTCCGCATGGCCGCATACCGGAAGAATCCCTGGCTGGCCAGCCAGGTCTCCGGCATGGACAATGCCGAAGTCACGGTTCTCGTATGGTTTGTACACCATTCGGTGGTCTTCGGTCACGCGGATCGAGCGACTGCGCGTCTCCAGCACTACCATCCGTTCGCCTTCTTTGCGGTCTCGGCGGACGATGAACTTGGGCTCATCGAAAAACATCGATCCATCCGTGTCCCAGTTGGCGACCTTGTGTCCGTATGTCATGTCGTCAATACCAGTCCAGCCGTCCGATGTCAGGATCTCAGTCTCTGCATCGAGGCACAGCACCATTGCGTTCAGTAGTACCGGGAACTCCCGGTTCCGAAACCCCTGTATCATCTCCCTCCGCAAATCCCTGCCGGTCGTGCCGTCGAGTCCCCGTGCATCAACCCCATTATCACGGAAGCAGTCACGTAGGGAGTAGATGTGTTCCACGCTAGCACAAAATCCAATCGTAGAATGCCTGAAGCCCTTACAGTGGTCGTACCATGCCTTCACGATCTGAACATTGCGATCCTCGTTGTTCACTCGGTCTGATAGCTGTCCCGCTGCCCAGTCACCAGCCTGAGTCCTCACACCCTCAAGCGATGTGTCGGTTGATACCTTCATTGCTTTGATTGGGGATAGGTACTTGTCTTCAATCGCTGGCACCAGTCCATAGGAGTGGACAATCTCATCGAATAGCTTCCCAAGCCCCTTGCCATCCGACCTGTTTGGGGTTGCAGTGCACCCCCATAGCAGGAGATCGCTGTCCGGGCTGGCCGTGTCGAAGTAGTCCAGGACACGCTGATACGTCGATGCCAGGCTATGGTGGACTTCATCAATAACCAGGAGCCGGAACTGTTTTGGTTGCAAGAGCCGTAAGCGCCTCCCATACCCCTCGGAGTGGTTGGGATCCTTGCGGCCCAGTGTCGCCACTGATGCTACGATGACGTCGTCTGAATCGCTAGCGCTGGATGATCCTTGCTCTACCCCTACTCGTAGATTAGGGTTGCTCTGAAGCACCGCCTCCACCGTCTGCTGGATAAGCTCATCACGGTGGGCCATGATTAGGACGCGAGTGGCCTCGGGGCGCGGTGGTGGGAGCTTGTCTATTAGTTCAGTGAACAAGACCGTCTTGCCAGTGCCAGTGGCGGCGTGGACGATTTGGCGCCGTACTCCCTCGCCAAAAGCCTTGATGCTTGTGTCCACTGCCTCCTGCTGGTAGGGGCGCATCTCAAACTTCGGCCCGGTTACCGGGGAGGCGAACAAGTTGGGTTGATCATTCATACTGCAGGGGTCTCCTGGGCTACGGCGACAATCTCGCCGGCCCTCAGTTATAGGGTTATTTAACCGCAAAACCCTCAGAAATATTTGTGAAAGAAAGTGAGAAAACACATCATATAGCCCTTGACAAAACCTCAGGTTATCCTCACGCGCCCAACGAAAGACTTTTTGGTTTCGAGCCCCCTGAGATGGCAAAGTTGAGCCCTACTATAGGTAGAAGAGCTTCTAGGGAGACTCCGGAGACCAAACCAAGGCCGGGAGGGAGACTTGTGGGGGAGGTTTGGGGAATCACATGGGATCCCAAGGGAACCCGGGTCACGGTGATATAGCCACCGTGCTTCCGGTGTGCTGGGATGCTCAACAGCCTCCCACCACCATGCATTATTCTTTTGCCTTTCCCCCGGCAGCAGTTGCCTTGGGCTCCCAAGGAGGTGGTGGGTAGATTGAGGCACCAAGCCAGAGCCCCGTAAACGGCCCACCAGGCTGCTTGGAGGTACATGATGCCTCGTGACTAGTCTGAGCCCCCGTTTGTCCAACCTTGGGGGTTCTCCGGGCCCCACAGGGCATCTGGGAGGGTCAGGTGACCCAGCAATCGCCTGAGGAGCACGGAGATGGCCCGCTATGGTGCTTGGAGGGGTGCAGGGCACCAGATAGCCCTTGGAGCATGTTGGTGCCCTGCTATTGCCCTTACAGGCCCCACATCTTGGGGTGTAACGTGTCACCCACAATCGCCTGAGGAGCACGGAGACGGCCCGTCAGGGCATTTGGAGGTTGGTGGGGTACCCATGAGACCTTGGATCATGCTGGTGCCTTGCTGCGGCCCTTACAGGCCCTATTGGCATTCTCCAAAATATGCCAGGATGGTAACTATCCGGAGGCTTAGCCAGATGGACTGGGATCGGAACCTCATACATGCAATACCTAGTGTATACCAGCGCCGCGCAGTCGCTGACCTGGACTACCCTGAAGTGGAAAGACTTGACCGTCGTGTCATAGCACCATAAGCCGAAGGTTGAGTGCTTGCATATCCTGTCCTCGTAGCAAGCCAGTACTGTGGTTCTCCACGTTTTTGGCACTATCACATCTGACGACGGTGTGTTGGTGACGTACTTCAATGGATCTGGGAAGCAGCTTCTGTGGCACATACATACCGTGGCCGCCTCCCTCCATCCATCCCAGTCATCCCTTGGCAGTGGGATATTCTCCAAGGCTATGGTGAGCCCTGATGTGAATGCAGCCTCTATGAAGCTGGGGATGCTTGGGAATATATGGCGACTGATCGGGAGAATCATCTCGCTGTCGTGGATTACTGGTCTGATTGGGAATGGTTCGAATGGCATGTGTTCCGGGTGCGCCATAACTGCGCTAGGGGTATCGATCATGGACTATCCTCTTTTGCTCCACTGGTTTGTGGCATACCGCGGCTTCTGTGTTCTTCTGCTAGCTCGCGTAGGTGTCTGATCAATTTGTTGCCGAACGGGTTGTCGGTTCTGGCTGGATGCTGTTCAATCCCATCTGCCTGTTCTGTGAAGCACCTATAGAAGTATGCGTTGTGTCTTAGGCGCCTATTAACCTCCTCCTCTTTGAGTGTGTCCTTCTCCATCGCTAAATTACCTCCGCGTTGACATTCTGTCTACTCCTCGACCTGCGCGAGGGCCCCTTTACAGACCCTGGCCATGACCATGAGCGGCTGGCCCATGTCTGACTGACACATGATCATACTCACCAGCTCACGGCAGACCATTGCCCGCTTGCCGTCAGCGTTGAGTTAGGTTGCGCCAGGCTCCGCCGGCCTTTCTCCTGGCCTCCTTCACGCACCGGGTGGCCTGTCGAATCTCCTCCGGCGTCAGTGGATCAGGTGGGAACGGCATCCGCGGCCTCCCTCTTTTCTCGCTCTTCTCTGATGATAGCGAGTTCCTCCTGGTCGTAGATCTTCACCACGACCTCTTCGGATGTGTGCCGGCTGAACATGTCGCCACCTCGGGAGTGGGTGAGAATCGCGTATCCAATCACTGCTTCGCGTGGCTCAGTGTCACTTGCCCCACAATGGTGCCCGTCGGGTGTGATGGCATACAGGTGATACGCTCTCATGAAGTCGCGGATTGCATCGCCGTCGGAGTGGCCTGAGGCGATGTCCGCCTGCAGTTTGCTGGCCATCTCTGTGATCCTTTCATTGCCGTCTCCTTCGTCGGAGAAGCAACTCCAGTATGTAGGAACCTGCTGCCAGAGCGGCTTCTGGTCTTCGTCGAGGTGGAACTCCGGATCCTGCGGCACCACCATGACGTAGATCTTCTCACCGCATCGCAGACAGCGAAGCGACATACGCTGCTCAGGGTTGCGCTCTCGTCGCCAAACCCCCAGCAGTTCGCTCGGCAGGTGGTTCCTCTTGCAGTTGGGGCACGATACCTTCATAGCCATCTCCGTATCCAGTGAAGGGCTCGGCGCCACCAGGTGCTCTGGTTCAGCGCATGCTCGGCCTTGGCCTCGCTGAGTAGTATGGCGAGTCGTCCGTCGCTCGCCGTCCACGTGAAGTAGTGCGATGCCACGAATCCCATCCCATCCTCTGGGCGCATTCGCTCTAGTCGGTTTACCATGAGCTTCCTGATCCGGCGCTCATCGATGGTTGATGGCGATGTCTCCTGGATGGAGTTCATCGTGTGGAGGATCTGCGGGTAGGGGGGCTTGCACTCCGCTATCAGCTTCTCGCTCGGGAAGGAGCACATAGCATAGCGGATGCCGGGGAAGTGTGATCCATTCCAGTGGAGCGTCCCGGTGTGTAGCCTCCAGTCAACGCCGTAGGCTTGGTCGAGGGGGAGCCCGCGATACTCGGCACCAGGGTAGCCACTGTAGGCAATCGACGTCAGCACCTTGCCGGCCTTCTTTTCCGCCATATCAGCATACATGCGCATCAGCAATGCGAACTGGAGGCACCTCATCTGTGATAGATCAGCGTTCGTTGGGGTGAGTCCGCTCGCAAGTCTTCTACCATAGGCTTCCTCGTAGAATGCCAGGTCATCCCCAGTGACTGGGTAGCGGTCGATGTTCAGGATGTCGTGCTCGAGGTTCCAGGCGATACCATCCATGGGGAGCTCAAGGTTTCTGGCGAAGTCTTGGAAGAATTCGCCTGGGTGGGCAGCTGTATCCCATTCGTTGAGGATTCGGCCGAGGTCGATTGCTCCGTTGTAGTAGCCCTCGCGGACGCCGGCATTCCAGGCCAGCTCAACACAGCGGACGATTTTGAAGCCCGCATTTACCAGCCCGGTGATGTAGTTGTATCCGTCGTGGCTTCCACCCTCGTGGTGCATCGGCACCCCCACATGAGTCACGCCCATAGCCTTGAGATCCCCAATGCCTGTAGCTGGGGGCCGGGCGCCACCGCGGTAATCGAGTCCTGCCCTGTTGCCGTGCCAGTGGAACACCATCATGCTACTACCTCCAGTTTGATTCGGGGTTCAAGTGATGACCTGTGGATGTCGCCATTGTCGTCGGCCATGATCTCGTCCAGCTCGTCGTAGACATCGGGGATTGTCCTGCGCAGGATGATATCAGAGTCGATGCCCCGCACCTCCAACGCAGTGCCGAGCATGTCCCTGGCTGCCAGGAGGCGCCGTTCCACGTCCTCCACTCGCAGTTCAAGCATGGGCAAGTATGCCGGGTCGGATCGGCGTAGGGGGAATACGACCTTGTCACTCATGTGTGGTCTCCTTACTTGAGTTTCCTGACCTCAGCCAGGATGGCCTTGAAGTCGTCTACTGCCAGGCGGACGTCCATGGCACCGCCGATGGTGCAGCACCTCTCGTCTGGGTTCACCCAGTGATACTTCCCGGCGCCCTCTCGGTTGTTGATCAGCTCGCGTGTGGCGACCTGACTTATGAGGGCTGCGAACCTTGCCTGCAGCTCGCCGTGGATTTTATTGCGGCACTCTTTGCGAATCACTGGCATCAGCGGTCGCCTCCTTCATGCGGATGAATTCCAGCATGGCCACGTTGTATCGGCCAACCTGCTTGCCATCCCTCGTGGCGATGATCCAGGGGACAAGGCTTATCTGCCCAAACTCGAAGACGACGACCATCTGGTCTACCTTAGTCCCATAGTGCTCGTAGTCTGTGACTACGATGATGTTGTCTCCTGGCGTGCGGATTTCTGCAACCCGATCTCCTTCACGTAGCATCAGGGCTCTCCTTCACTGTGGTGCAGCGCACTCTCCGGAGTAATCCTTCGGAGTTGACACACACGCCCCACATGGTGCAGCGCACCCCAGCCGTGTCGTGTGGCTCGTGTGGCACCGCTTCTGAACATCCGCGGCATTCCATCCACTCTTCGTTTGCCCGGCAGCACACCACCAGCCTGGGCTTCTTTATTCCTGCCATTCCTCTCCCTCCAATAAGATTCTCTTATCGACCAGTTCGTCCATGTCATAGGTAAGTGAGCATAGGAATTCTTGGATACCACACTCCTTCACCTTCCTGTACCTTGGGTAGTCCATTGCCTACCGCGCCATGGTTTGCAGTGCCTCCATCTGGATCTGCAGGTGGTTGATGCGCCGGTTTATGCCGTCTACTCGCTCGTCGGGCATTGCGCAGCTCCCCTCTCCGGCCGCACCACTCGGTGTAGGCGACGGCACAGCTTCGTGTCATACATGGCGTCATGTGCCTCGCCCGGATCGACGGTTAGTCCTGCCTGGCCGCACACTGTGACCAGCTTGGCGTTTAGCATGGAGGGCCGCACCTTCTCCATAGCCTCGGCGGCCAGTGACGCGATGTCGATGGGTGGCGTCCACCACCAGGAACCGAAGTAATCGTCGCCGCACTTCGCGAATAGGCTCCTGAGGAAGTCCTGATCGAACCTGGCGCTGAACCCATACCAGAATGCTTTGTCCTCCTTGTTGAATGGGTTAACGTACGCTCTTAGGAACTTCTTGATCTGGTCGACTACGTCGTGCGGGGATGGGAATGTGTCTAGCTCCTCCTTGGTCGTTCCGCTTATTTCCATAGCCTCTGGGTTTACAAGGTCTAGGAGCATGCCTGAGTCTCGGCACAGGTAGCACCCGAATATATGCCCTTCTGGGGGTGGGTTTGTGGCCAGCTTCCCCTTGCATACAGGGCACGGCAATTCGCCTGTGAACGGACGAACCTTACTCCTGAACTGGCCAGTCCTGCCGTCTTCAGTCTCAGCGAAGATGGCGATGGAATGCACTCCGTTGACGAAGTGGATAAGGCCAGTGGTTTCAGTGTCGACGAACGTCCTCTTGCGCACATCGATTTCTGTCATGTGAGCCCTCCCATGAGCCTGCTTGCTATTTCACGGCACAGTATGGTGATGGTCTGAGGCCAGGCGGCTGTGGTGCTGTGTTCGGTGTTATACCAGTCGAACAGTAGGCGAAGCCGGCATTCTCCGATGCACCCGTCACGTTCAAATGTCTCCAGGTCTCCATACATGAGCGCCAGCTCTGAAATTGTATAGCTGGCCATCTTCTCATTGATGGTCAATCTGGCACCACCGTTGGGTGGACTTCAGTCACTTCCCCATCCTTGACAACGTAGACGCCCATAGGTGATGGCACCGTGGCGGGGGCCTCTCCTACCTTGGCAACTAGAACGCTCAGCTTATTCTCCTCTGCGTGGGCGATCAGATTGTAGATGGATGATCCCAATGACTCGGCTTTGTCGACTAGCTCCAGCCGGATCCCGTCTGGACAGATGGCGTGGAGCTGGCTCACCAGCTGCATGCTCTGTGATGTTGATAACATACTGGCGGCTGTGTCCTCGTACACGATGTCGCCGTTGTCATTAAATCCGAGCCCATCTACTGGGCACCCAGCTGATGCGCTAGCCAGGGTCTCCTTACGTTCCTGTCGAGCCTCTCGGGTGGAGGCTTCTATTAAGGTGAGGGTGTCCCTGTCTGCTTCGCGGTCAGCGGCCCGGTCTATGTTGGAAAGATACACATCGTACCGCACCTGGTTGGCGGCCGCCTCAATGAGTTGAGCGTCCACCTTCGATGTGTCTGGCTGCGGCGTCGCCTCTGATATTACACCCTCTGGGTGTGTGTCCATCCAATCCTCGCAGTCTGCCAGCAGGTCGGCGATCTCCTCCAGGCGTCCCAACGCCGCCGCCCTCTCCTTGTTCAGGTCTGCGACCTTCGATGTTACCTTAGCCCGCTTGGAGTTCCTCTCCCGGCTATTTGCGTTGACGGCTTCACCTACATCGTGCTCTTCCTGCCAGGCGTCCAGGGTCTCCTGCTTCTTGGCGGCAAGGCCGGCAACGTTGACCGGTTTCACCTCAGCTGTGCTGATATCTCCATATGCCTTGATCTTGATGCGGAGGGTCTTTGCGCTTTCCTCCATCTCGGAGATATTGGCATCAATCTTCGCGGTGTCAACACCCAGGATGTCGGCCAGGAACTCCGTCCGTTTGGTGTCGCTCATCTTCGCCAGGTGGTCTGGAGTGGAGAGGAATGGGCTCATGAGGCGCTTGATCTCCTCTGCTGGGCGTTCCAAGAGCTCACCATTGTGGAAGAACTCGACCTTCTTGCCCGCCTTCACGACGCCGTCGTCATTGCGGGAGAACTCGCGTCTGACGTACCCGGTGTCGGTTCCAGCCTCGATGAACCCGCTATCCTCGCCGTGTTTCAGGATGTCATCTGGGAATGCCCCACCCCACACCCATCGCCCAGCGTTGAGGACTGTGGTCTTTCCTCCCTTGATGTCTCCAAATAGGCCGGTCAGACCGTGTGCCAGGTCTACTTTGGTGTCGGCATGGGGCCCGATGTTGTGAAGTCGTATGTATAGGACTCTCATTGCCCCTCCTTTATGTTGTGCAGAACTGTAGTCTGTCTGCTGTTTCCCCGATCCTCTTGAGCTCTTCTTCGATCGTTGCCATGCGGGATTTGTTGATGTTGGACATTGCGCAACGCAGCTCTATGTGCGCTGTTTCTAGTCTCTTGTGGGCTGTGCGCTGGTTTTCGCAGAGCACCCGCAGCTCGTTGATGTCCATCTCGTAGATATTTTTCTTCATCACCCGTCTTCCAATGTTGGGAGGTTGTCAATGACTCGCATGTGACTCGCTAGTAGCCACTGGCCTCCTTGGCTGGATGGCCGTGTGAACTCTTCGTATCCCATCACGAAAACCCTCATCCACACTCTACCTTTCTTGGATAGGTGGGGGGCGTGGGGTGCCTCCAGGACATGCCATCCAGGGCGGTGGGCGTACCCCTTGGTTGGGTGGTCTTCTGCTTGGATCCAGATCTCAAGTGGGATGCGTTGACGTCGATTGATGAACAGTGGCCCTATAGTTCCATCTCTTCGCTTATTGAATAGCTTGTAGCCGAGCTTAGGGCCGTTCATATTGACATCTCGGAGTAGCCTGTATGGTGTATCTCCCCAAGCTTTCTGAATCGCGGTGCCCAGAGGAATCCTTTCCCACCACACACCCCGCAACTCCGCTGCCATAAAAGTAGACGCGTAGTCCCACTGCCACCACACCCCGAGCACAGGACTTTCACGTAGAGTGTGTCCAGACTGCGTTCGCGTCGCCCCTTCTCCCCCCGGCGCCATCTTGATTCTTCAAGTAGTCGCCATGTTTCCTCGCTTAGCATACTCCTTTCTGTCTCTTCTGCGATGCGCTCTTCGTTGGTCGGGGCGTATGGGTCTACATCAGGCATGCTGAGCCTCTCCCTATGCGGTCTATGAAGTCAAGAAGCATCTCGTGTGACTGTGGCCCGGTCAGGTGGTATCCTGATTTCTTTGCAGACGACCGGAGATCTGGTGCGGTGTCTGATACAACCTCCTTAACTCGGTCGTTGAGCGTGATCCTGGTGGCGTACGGGCCAAGCAGCCTGGTCATGATACTGTCAATGGCGGGGCCGGACGAAGCCCTGTGCTTCCGGCAGTTTGTCACTACGTTTGCCAGCTCCCCTGGGAGCCATGCCATGACCTCGATCTGCCGTTTCAGCTTCTTCTGCTGGGCGGGTTTTAGTAGGCTGGCGTCCACCGCCTCTTTTGCGTCGGTCTTTGCCTGTCCGTCTGCGAGGTTTTTATTCTTCTTACCTTTTGGTGCCATTGATTCCCCTTATGAGGCCGTGGCAACGCCTGGCATGTCGATGTTCTGAGCGGCGGATGTGTCATTGGCTTTGGCGAACTGGTGATTGGCGAACCCGCGATCGGCGTCTATCCACTGGCTCACCATCGTGATTTGATCCCCAGTCTTGGGGCTCCACACAAATCCAGACGTGTCTCCCACGGCTAACCCCTTTGCCCGTAGTCCTACGATGGAATGCTGTGGATCCATGAAGCGCAGATCATGCTCGTCCCCATCCACGACGGGGTGACCCCAGAACTCCCCAGGCATGGGCTGGCCAGGCCGGACGGCCATCACCACGGCTACGTTGAACCCGCGCTGTATCGCCTTCCTGGCCTCGTTCTCGTTGGTGTTGGACAGAGAGAAGATCAGGTAGTAGTTGGGGATGGTTGTGTCACGCAGCGACATGGGGTATTTGGTGTAGTCCATGAACTGCATCCGGGGGAACAGCTCAAACATTGTCTGGCCGCCGAAAGCATCGAACCGATGCACTTCCCATGCTATGTCGCTCGTGCCGTTCGGACGGTGGGTTGCCTCCACTCCGTCTGCATCAGCCTTCGCCTGTTGGATGACCAGGTCGGTCACGAAGTCGGCCTCAAAGGACTCGCGATCTGTCAGGAATCGCTTGGTGCGGGCCATGCGTCCAGCGTTCTTGTCCTCCTGGAAGGCGGGGTTGCCGGCGGTGTGCAAGCACACCTTCTTGCAGCCATCCGCGAACGGGCACACGTTCACGCCAGACAGATCGGCCGGCGCAAAGTGCAGCACGGTCGCTATGACGTGCTTCTTCTTCTCGGTCTTGATGAGCTTGGGGTTGTCGCTGGTGATTACGCGGTAGGTGGTGCGAGTTGGGTGTACTGGTAGGTCTCTCAAATTCGGTCTCCGTTGTCAAGGTAGGGGTGGGGGCTTGAACTCCCCCACCCCTGGATTATTCAGACTGAAGGATCTACTTCACCGGTAGGCTAGAACGGCAGGTCGTCGTCATCGTCGGGGATGGTCGCCTGCCGTCTCTTTTTGGGCGGTGTTGTCGACTCACCCTCGCCCCCGCCGTCGGTTGCCTCGCGCTTCTTCTTGCGTGGGGCGCTATCCTCGGGCTCATCCTTTGCCGCTGCCTTGACTTCCAGGTCGGTGATACTGGAGTAGTCGCAGGTGATGGCGAGGTGGGTAGCGATGTCCTTGATCATGGACAGCATCTGGAACGTGTCGAGGTTGCCGGCGTCAACCCCGAAGTGCTCGAATCCTGCAGCGAGGTCTCCGTCGGCGAGGATCTTCATGGCCATTTTCATGCAGCCCACATACCGCTTCCGAATCTGGGCCGGAGTGATGCTCGGCCTCTTCGTCTTGGTACCACCACCGCCACCACCGCCACCACCGCCACCACCTTCACCGGCTTCAGCCTCGGCGTTCTTCTCGGAGTAGTATCTGGAATCCTTCATGTCTCCGGCCGCGTTGGTGAACTGGGTTGAGCTGATGGGCTTCCCTGAGGTGCCAATGCTGGCCACCTTTTGGATGCTGACGGTGTCACCCTTGGCTACGCCCAAGTCGGACAGGGCCATTTGTTCTCGAGTGTACATGAACCAAATGTGCTCGATCAGCTCGGTGCCGTCTTCGCTTGGAACCCAGACAGAGTGGATGTAGTACCTGTTGTCGTCCTTGCCGAACATCTTGGAGCCAACGCGCTCAAATTCAACCTTTACGACTTCTTCGCCGGGGATGAACTTGGGGCTATCAGTCCGCTGCTTACCCATTATGCATGTTCTCCTGATTGGTGTGGGGGACTATACTTCTGGAGCGTCGAGTGACCTGAGCGTTCTCAGGGCAATGATGTAGCGTTCCATGCGTGTGACGTCTCCGCCTCTGATCCTTGTGAGTCTGGAGGCGTCGAGGTTGTGCATAAGGTCGGCAATCTTAACCTTTACCGCAAGGTTATTCTTGCTAACCCTGGTGATGTAGCCTTGGTATGACTCCTCTTCGCTTCTTGTTAGAGCCGCGACAGCCTCCACCACCTCAACTGAGAACCCCTCCTGGCGCAAGTCATCGATTGTCCATTCGGAATCTTCTACAACGTCGTGCAGGATGGCAACTGTTCGCTTTACGGCGCCGTCCATGGCTTCGGCCACGTGAAGGGGGTGGTTGATGTAGGGCTCACCTGCCCTGTCGGTCTGCTTTCGGTGCGCCTCCATCGCGACGATGGTGGCATGCTCTTGTCCTGCCTCCACGTCAGGTCGCTTCCGCCAGTGCGACCGGAGCCTCGTATTCCGGCGTGAAGATGGCGAACTTGTCATGCGGGTCGACGATCTCGAGGAATTCATCCAGGTCATGGCGCCCCACCTTCCCGGCGAGGATGGCCTTCTTGATCTCGCTGGCGTTGGGCTCTTCGGTCTCCTTCGTGCGGATGAGTTCATCCTGCTTTATCTTCCGCAGTGCGATCAGAAGCAACGCCGCCTTGCCCTTGGCAACCTTGCACGTCATGCCCATCGCCCGACGACTGATCTTGCCGTTGATGAACGCCATCGACCGCACCTTGTCCGGCTGCTGTCGGAGAATGGCCTCCAGATTCCCCAGGTGCCAGTTGATCCGGTTCAGCGGACGTTTGGTGGAAGTCCGGCGATACTTCTTGGCCACCTCCACGGCTTCGTCATACTTGGCTTTCGCGGCTGCGATGTAGGCGTCCGCATGATCATCGCGGGTCTTCACCGTGGCTCTCAGCTTCTTGAGCCGGGTGAGGGTCAGCTCGATCTCATGTTCATCAGCCAGGTCGTGGGCGGTCTCCCAGACCTCGTCGTCGCCGTCCTCTGGCTCGAAGGAAGGCGTGCCCTCATCCTCACTCTCGGCGAACAGGTCGTATACCTCGTACTCCTCCTCCTCCAGCACCTCTTCTTCCGGCGTGATGTGGTTCTCGCTCATGGTGCATGTCTCCTATTCAACAAAGAGGAGTTCCCCGTCGTCTTCAGCGTAGACGGAAATAGGGTTGTCCTCGTCGGTGATTGCCAGGATTCCGAGGACATATTCCTCGTCATCATACTTCAGGCAGTCAATGCTTTGATGCCAGTGGCATTCATCCTCAATCTCAACCAAGCCTCTCGTCTTGAGCTCGAGCGGGCATGATACAAGGTTCCACGATAGCATGGGGATGTTACCCCTATAGCTGGTTCTCCCGGGTGGATCCAGTATCAAGTACTGGTAGGTTAGGGTCTTGTCTGGGAAGAACTGGGTGGTCTCCATAACCCGGGCTTGAACCATATCGTCAGGCTGCCATGCAGTCTGCGCCCTTATGACGATCCGCCTCTTCCCATACCCTCCGAGGTCTCTTCCCATCACGTCTATCTTGTACCCATGGCCAAACCCTTGGACTGTAGCAGCCTTCCAGCTCGTTGGCAGCGATGTAATCTTGATTTCTGGGAGAAGTAGCCGAACTCTGCGGATTGGCTGCCTTCCTTGCTGGGGCTTCCCTGCGTGCTCATCCTCTACGGTGGGTGATCTTGCGAGTGCCGTCACTGTGCATATGCCTGTAGTGTGCGCATGCGCTGCGCTGGTTTGCCTGTGAATAACAATGGATACTCCTTACGCTGTAAGTGAGATGCACGCGAGGACTCGGTCTCGTATCTTCCTGGAGTCTTGCTTCGGTGTCCCTGACACTGGGAACAGGAGGGCTTGTTGGAGGTTGCCAGCTATCATAGACTCAGGATCTATGGTGATTCCAAAGTGGTTTGCGATCATCTCTGTCAGCTGGTCTATGTTCGAGACTTGCATGACATTGTAGTCGGTGTTCATTGAATACTTGACGTGTCTCTTTATGAGGCCAGTGAGACGGCTGGCTGTGCGGTTGTTCATTGTCTGTCTCCAGAGGGTGGGTGTTGACGCGAGGCCCCCCGGCCCCGCGTCAGCGCCATGGCTTTTCTACCTACCCAGTAGAACTACATACCAGCAAACACCATAGGGAAGACCTTCCTCCTTTCGGTGGGAAGCGTGTTTGGGATTGGCCATCTTATGATGGTGCCATGTCCGGCTCCCCACCTCTGAATCTGTCATCGTAGGGGTTTGGCCGTGAAGGACTGTGGATCCACTCGTTGTCGAATCGGGCGAGGGCTGTGAAGCAGTCCTCTATTGCTATGAAGGTTGCGGAGAGTTCCAGTGCGATCAACTCGTCATCATCGCACTTCGAGGTTCGATCTGCGTTGGTTTGGTTCGTGAGGATCCTGCGCACCATGGATATATTGGCCTGAGCCTCGTCGAGTTGGCACCTCCCCAACTGCGCCTTTGACACAAGTAGGAGGATTTTGATGCCCTTTGTGAACCGCTCCTTCTCCTTGATCCTCACCTCCAGCTCCTCAATCCCGGAGATGGCAATCATGCAGAACATCCTTCCAACAGCAGCCCTCCTCCGTGCATATTCCTCGATCACTGGTCATCCTCGCAGTTGCTTGAGTAGGTGAGCATGTAGCTCCGGACTCCGCCCTCGTCTTGCGCTTTCATTGATGCTGCTATCGCTCTCATGCGTGGGTCGAAGAAGATGTGATCAACCCCCTCCTCCGGCATGTCTTCAGCGTAAGACAATTCATCCTTGATCAGGTGGAATTCACTGTGCCCACCGCGGGACATATGCATGACGTCCCTCCATGCATTAGACTGGTCAGAGACCTGCCTCTGCCCCTGCAGTGACCGGCACACATACAGTGGATGCCCAGATAGGTGGAAGGTGTCCCCTATGATGGGCCGAAGCGACATGGTGAGGAATGCTCCGGTGTGTAGCTGTAGTGGTCTCCTTGGCGGGTATGAGGAGATGCTTGCCTTGCCGAATTTTCTGTTGATCCAATTTGCACGTAGTGGGTGCACTCTGACTCTGATATGTGGTGTAAGTCCGAAGCTTGGATCGTTTTTGAACTGCAGTGTAGACACTTCGCGCCTCCTTGGTGTGGCTTTAAGATAGTCAATCCAGGTTTAATAGTCAAGTGGCGGCGTTTATGGCTATCGCCATGGAGCCCCAGGGAGACCGGAGCCCCATGGATGTAGTGCTGGTTTACACTCCTCGCTGTTGGGTAACGACCTGGCGTGACCTGTACCCATGTTTTGGATTCTCGATTACAGGGACGCTGAGTCCGTAGCGGGCCCTGACATGTTCGTGGATGCGGTCTACATTTCGGAAGAACCCCTTGGTGTGCCACCTCTTCCGTGTCCCTCCATCAAGGAACTGGATGTGGTGGGCTAGTTCGTGGAATAGGGTTGTTAGCTGCATCCCGTTTGGGTCTACTAGTTCAATGCGCTTGACGTATGGACGATAGAACCCGAGGATCTTCCCGTTTGGGGTGATTAGCTGTAGCTTCGGGCACTCAACGCCAAGGTCTCCGCAGATATCTCTGAGCCATTTACGCCCAGCGGTTAGAGATTCGAATGGAACCTTTTCGTCTGGATTCACCCTGGCACCTCGTCCTGATACTCAGCCGCTAGGTCGCCGAAGAGCACGGGACTTCGCTCTGCGAACTCCAGTAGGACTGGGCGCATCAGTGCCCACATGTCGGGGTGGGCGGTGGCGGCACATCGCAGGCTGAAGATGACCTGCAACCACTCTCGCATATTGGTCTTGACCACGATCTCCGTCTTCAGATCGTTGGGGAGTGGCCCCCGGGCTCTCTGTGGAGACCACTTGTGGACATTGATGCGCCGGTTGTAGCTCCGTTCTTCTTGTTCCATGTTCAGCATCCACTCATACTCGTCGTCAGGGAGAGACCCTCCCCTGTCATTCAGGTTCTCGCAGGGGGATGTGAATTCCGAGGGCCGGATGAAAGTCATCCCCTTCTTGCTGTGGTTGATGTAACGCGTGGAGGATTGGGCGAAACTGCAGAGCCGGTGGCGCACCAGTTCATGAGTAACGCCTCTGTTTGTGATGAAGCGCACGGTGGCATCGGCGAATTCCAGCATGGCGCCGTGACCTCGGGCTATCAGCTTGGCCACCAGGATCTCAGCGGAACCGTCGGTGATCTTGTCCTCCGACTTGTAGCACGTTCGAGCGGCCACCTCGATGTCGATGAGTGGATTCGTTGGCCAGTTGAGGATCTCGTGGCTCTGGTCAATCACCTGCATTGGCAGATTCTCCTTCTCGTAGAAATGGGCAGGCTGTGATGTGGATCTCGATCCCAACGCCCTCCTCTTCGTCGGCCCCCTCGTGATGGCTGACCAGTATGTCGTCGGTGTACCTCATGGATCTCTGGTGGGTGCCTTCAATCGCGCCAAGCATGTCGCCAGCACACTCGTGGTGGGTGCACCGCTCGCAGATGGATCCCACTCTTTGGCTCTTCGCCCGGCATAGCTGGTAGCGGCTGCCAGTGTGTCACGTGTTCCATGGCATACCCATCACTCCCAGTCTCTATCCACAGCGCTGGGAACGCGTCGTCATGGTATTGCCTCAGGTTGGCCACTGTGGCGCGGCCATAACTCATCACCAGTACCCTGTCTGACTCGAGGTGTCCGAATATGCCGTTGCTGGTGTGCATCTCCGGCAGTCGCTCCTCCACGCTGATCCAGTTGTCATCCATCGGTCTTCTCCTCGAAGTAGTGACAGTCGCTGATGATCAGGGTGAACCCTGGGGTTTCTGCCTCGTTGTCGGCGTCCCCGTGGTGTTCTCCAAGCCAGCTGGTCACCAGTTGGAGTTCGGCACTCATGCGTTGGAATACATCCTTGAAGATGATGCGTTGTACTTCCTCTGCCATCCTGTCTGCGCAGTCCTGGTGCTTGCAGATTGCGCACAGGTCGGTGGCACACTCCTCGTCGCTCATGTAGCCTCGTACGCTTCGCAGGAGCACACCACGATGGCGAAGCTGGGCATGCTGGGTGAGGTGCCATCATTGGCATCCTCGTGTTCGTCGTAGAACCACTCACTCTCCGCCCAGAGTGCTCTTATGGCGTCCGAGGCGTCGATGGTGTCCTCCATCTTGGCTGCGCAGCCCCTGTGCTTGCAGGTGTGGCACAGCATGCAGACTGGTTGGTCGTTCTGGTTCATGATCGGGTCACTCACTTGAACACCTCCTTCCTGATCCATGTGACCACCTGGTCGAATAACGCCTCCCACTTCCCCGGCTTCGGGGGCTCGGGATCACTCCAGGTGGCGTAGGTGGCGTCGTAGATCTGGCACATGACATCGTCCATCGAGATGCTCTGGCCGGTCGTGCAGCGCCCCCAGATGGTGACGCCCATCACCTCACCCACCATTTCGTCGCGCTGCCCCAGCTGTCGCCTGAGCCAATCGGAGATGACCCAGTGCTCGTAGGCTTCGATGGGATCCCGGTCGCTCTTCCCGAAGCACTCTTCGCACAAGTCAGTCTCGGGGTCAATTTGCGTATCTGACTCCCACACTATCACACTGCCCGTTCCCAGGCATGTATCACATGTGACACCACTCTCAAATACCCCCTCGCCGTCGCACTCGGGACACTCGGGGGCATTCCCTTCTCCGCACTCATCACAGACCCCGTAGTTGTCGCCATCCGTGTCGAATTCGGGGTACTGGATCGACACTGCCTGCAGCTCATCGTAGGCATCTCGGTCGCTGATGTCCTCGCCTACCTTGAGCAGTTCGCTGACCAGGTAGCTTACGCAGCAGTGCACATGCTCACGCACCATCTTGCCCACGGCGTCCTGGTATTCGCCGCTGAGGCGGATCCGGTCGAAGTTGCTGGTGATCTTGGGTTCCTGCGTCAATGTGGTCATCTGGCGGATTCTCCTTAGGCTGTTTGGGCCTGTAGCGCACGCTGGGTGTCAGTGAACCGCGATATGGACTTCTCGATTGCTGTCATGTCTTCCTCAAGCCCGATCTGGATGGTGCGGAGCTTCCTTGCGGTGCTCTCCTGGCCGACAGCCTGGAATCCTTTGACCATCAGGTCGATGTTCTTGGTCTGGAATTTGACGCTGGCGGCCGTCTCCCAGATATCTCTGAGTAGATCGTGGGTGTCCATATCTACTCCTGCCCGCCTTTCAGAACTGCTACGCCCCCCTGCTCAACCTTGGGCAGCGCCGGCAGGCCGTCGTTCGTGGCCAGCTCGCGGACATCCTCCATCGTATACCCCTCGTCCAACAGGAAGGCTATCTGTGCGGGCACGTCTCCATTGTTGATGGCAGACGCCTTCTTGCCCATGACATCGCTCACCTCATCCGAGAGGGTGTCGACATACCGGTCGCGGGCGCCAGGCCCCTCCTGGGCGCAGATGTTGCATAGCGCCTCATCGGCCTTCCTTGCGATCAGAGCATGCACCGTGTTCTTCTGGACGCTGATCATCTCGCCACAGTCACTCGCGTCGACCAGGGCGTGCTGGAGGTCGAGTGCCATGTCATCGCCGAAGTACAGCACCTCGACTGCGAACGGGCATTCACTGGTGTTGTGGCACGCATAGACGCTGGACGAGTAGTCGTCGTAGGTCTTGTCGTCGATCAGTTCTACCTGCTCTCCGCAGATGGGACACACATCGGCGATGCCGTTCTCAAGCATGGACAGTATGGCGGCGAATGGTAGTATCTCTCTGCGCATGGCAGATTCTCCTGTGATTGGGGTCTACTTCTTCCTGCGGCCGTTGCCGGAGCCCATCACTACACCCAGAGGCACCAGCTTGTCCGCGATGAAGACGGAGCTTCTGTGGTGGCTGAGGACATCCGTCAGATCTTTGTAGCACTGTGGCGCCTCGTCCACATCGCCGCCGCTCGGATACAGTTCGTGGTATTGATGACGCACTCCATCTGCTTGACGACACCTGAGTCGATGGGGCCGAAGTAGGTGAAGGGGCAGTTTGACTTCATCTGGGTGATCATTGGGTTCTCCGTGTTGGTTGTTTACGCTGCGAGATTGATGACGAGGCGGGTCAGAGCTTCCTTGGCCTCATTGACTGCGTAGTCATTGCCGTAGCAGTCACAGCAGCCCTCGATCACCTCTCCATCGGACTCGACGGCCCACTGCCAGATGTCGCCCTGCAGATACTGGTCGTAGGTCTCCACCTCGCCGCGCAGCACCTGTTCAGCCTTGGTGAGTGCATCAGAGTCCAGCGAGCCGTACTCCTTCCTGATCTTCTCCGGCTCGGCGTAGATGATGCCCACCTGCCCTGAATCCCACGGGCAAGCGTAGGGCGTTGTGCTCATCGATAGGCCACTGTGGTCATACAAGAACAGGGGCAGGATCACAGTGCCGGGGGCGAATTCTCCTTCGAACTCATCGGGCCCCATGCTGGGCATCTCGTCGCCCAGATTGTGGTGGCCATGCCAGCAGGCCATGGTGCCGAAGTTGTCCATGTCTGTCCGGGGATTCATCGGGTCGATGTCGGGCTCAACTGTGATGGTGAGCGTGTGGTTCATGACGGGTCTCCGTTGGTGTTGTCCACTGGAACCGCTTTGATCATCTCCAGCATCTCTTTGGCGCGGGCGAGGAAATCCTCTTTATGGTCGATGACCACCTCTCCAGTTTCACCTTGGTAGAACTTGTCGCCAACCATTTGGCTCATGGCGTCGAACGGTACGGCGCACACGTGGTCGCCCCCACCAAAGAGTGGGCACAGCTGGCAGCATTTGTTGAATGGCTCTCCTTCAACCTGGAAGAAGCGGCAGAATGAGCACCGTTTTCCTGCGAGTCCATCCCACTGGCTGGCGATCTCCCCCCCATTCACTTATGGTGGCGCGATAGATGATTGTCTCCCATCTTGCTATCGCAGTAGATCGGACTTCAAGTAGAACTGATGCGGTTGTCATTCTGTCAATCCTCCTCCGGCGCCCCGTAGGCGCTCTCCAGATGGGCATTGCAGTGGGAGCAGTAGAGGGCGTCGTCCTCCCAGTTTGCTTCGATGCTAAGGGGATACCAGTCGCTTTCCTGGTCGTCGGCGACCAGGGCCCTCCAGATCTCTGCGTAGTTCTCCTTGAAGCACTTCCAGCAGAGGATGTCACCTTCGTGTATCCATAGGAATTGCGGATACCCACCAGGCCAGATATAGGGGCCCCACCGATAGGCGGCGGCCAGGCTGACCTTGTCGAGGATGTCACAGCATGTGGTCATCAGAGGATCCTTTGTCTTGGCGATTAAGTGTCGGGGGATGAGCGGGAGTTAGGGGGGGGTGCCACCCAATGCCTGTTAAAGCGGCCCCCCCCCGTCACCCTACATCAACAGCAGCTCAACCCCCATCGAACTGCTGCCACGGCACTGGGCTTCCCCAGCCTGACCCGCGAATCGGGCCTCATTTGCATACAGCGCCGACCACCCGATGTCATGGGTGGATTTGCACAGTCGTTACTGTCAATCCTGCTTGAGCTCGAGCTTCAGGAACAGGGTCACGTAGTGGTATTGCTCGCCGAAGGCGTCCACCGTGCCGGAGAAGGCGTCCTTCGCGATCTCCATGGCCCCAATGCCTGCCAGGTTGCCATGGGTCACGCATGCATTCTCAATGGCATCGTCCGCGGCCTCCCTGCCGCTATGCCCGAAGCCGGTGCAGCAGTCAGTCCAGTCGGTGAAGGCCACCCCGGCTCCTTGGAAGTAGTCTGGTAGCTCTACGCCATGGTCGCGGAACTCGAATGCGTTCACTTGTCCCTCAGTAATCTTGCTGCCTTCCAGCCGGTCGACGACCCCGTGGAAGCCTATCCTGCGCAGGCCACTGAACCCGTAGTCTCTCAGCAGGCCTATGTCTTTTGCGGTGGCGGGATTGCGGCCTGATGTGGACAGGTCGATCGGCGTTCTGATCAGTGACCCATCCTCGGCTACTGGATGTCCCATGACGACCAGGGGCTTGCCTGTGTCCTTGGCGATGAATGGCTTCTGTGTCGTGGTTGTCATTCTGTCAATCCTCCTCCGGCGCTCCGTAGGCGCTCTCCAGGTGGGTGTTGCAGTGGCAGCAGTAGAGCCAGTCATCCTCCCAGTTTGCTTCGATGCAAAGGGGATACCAGTCGCTTTCCTGGTCATCGCTGACTAAGGCTGTCCATATCAGCTTGTATTCTTGGCGGAAGCACGGCCAGCAGAGGAATTCATCGGGATGCAGCCACAGGAATTGCGGATACCCACCAGGCCAGGCATAGGGGCCACGCCGGTAGGCGGCGGCCAGGCTGACCTTGGTGAGGATGTGGGGCTCGGTGGCCGCGCTCGTCATAGCAGTCTCCAGTCGCCATCTTCCAGGTATTTGATGTGGACGGCTCCAGCGTTCGGCCCGCCGTAGGCCCTGTCAATGAGGTATAGGTTGATGTAGGCGGTGTGCGTCAGTGTTGGTGGATCGGTGTGTTCCTCGATGCTGGTCATCACATTCATGGCGGATTCTCCTTACCAGGTTCGTAGGTCGTCAAGAATAGCGGTGGGCGGCGTGAGGCGGCGGGCGGCGAAACGGGACAGACCGTTCTTCACGCACATCTCGATCCTGTCCCACATGCTCATGAGATCGACCCATCGCTCTTCAGCTGCCTCGTATTCCCTTCGGTAGAAGTCGTCATCATCCAGCACTGGGTAGTCTTCGAGGCGACTGGCGATGTCGACCGCAGGCTCGGGAGTCGGCGTGAGGATGACCTCAAACCAGCCGGGGCCCCAGTGGTTGAACCGCGCAACGTAGTATTCGTGGCCAGAGTCATAGAGCAGCCGCTTCGCGGTCTCGAAATTCGACACATCCAGTTCCTCGCTGTCCCGGGTGCGCATTGCTGGCACAATATACCATTCCTGGTAGTCATACAGCATATACCCCTTGAGGTCGTCTGTGGTTGGACTCCAATCTTTGTATTGAATTGGTTCCATTATCGATTCCTAACAATCCCGTCCAGCCTGAAAAAGGCGTCGAACTCTTTGTGGCATTCATGGCAGAAGTACTCCTGCATGATGGTGTCACCGTCCACCCCCATGGAGTCTCCCTGGATGGCGAGGGATGCACAGTATGGGCACCTGCCACCACTGAGCCGTCCTCTCTGAATGTTGTCAGGTATTATCTCTGTAAGCATGGTTGGCGCGCTCACCATGGTGCCTCCTCGGCATGTGCTGGAATGGGTTAAAATTCTGGATCGTGGTATCCTCGAGACTTCATGATAGCGTTTATGACGCGCTCGGCTTCATCTTTGCTGCAGTCTGCGAACAGCTCGAGGTTTTCTCTGACTGCATCCTCGTTCACATCCTCGGCTCTTTGCTCCATCATGAGCAAGTCATACTCCTTCTTCGGGAACTCTATACCCTGCGGCTCCTCGCTGTCAAGTTGCACCCTAAGGCCATTGACCATGCCCCAGCGTTCGATGCAATCGAAGTGCACAGTGTCTACTATTTCGTCGTCCTCGAAGTATCCAGGGATCTCACTGTATCCACTGATGGTGAAGTCATCGCATACAAACCTTCCGCCAATGTCACCATCGTAGTGTGCGGCCGCCTCCAGCATTACTGCCTCAGGTTTCCATTCCACGGCTCCTGGGCGCTCGTTGTGTCCGATGCGGAGGTAGATGCCGGAGCATGCTACGACGCCACTGATGCGTCCATTGTTCTCAAGATTGGTGAGCGTGAGAGTGGCGCAAAATACAGTGCCGACCGGGATGTCTCTAATATTGGTGGGAGTGCTGAGTGGGCTCTGTTTCATGGTAGCCTTTTTTCTTGGGTGGTCGATAGGCGCAACAAGCGGAGTGCTGTTCATGGGCTTAACTTCATAGCGACAGATTCTATCGCTGTTAGAGGTGGCTTGATACTGTGTCGGCAAGGCGGCTGGCGTCTGGGTCAGCTACCTGGCGTAGGGCTCTAACGATGGTCTCCCAGTCGGTGCGGTGCAT